GTGGCGACGTACAGACAACGCAATGGACGCTGGCAGGCGATTATTCGCCGCGTCGACCTGAAGGCAACCAAGACCTTCGACCGGCTGGGCGACGCGAGGGCATGGGCGACGGCCAAGGAACGCGAGGCGGACCTGGCCGACACGCTGCCGCAGAAAATGACGGGCACACTGGGCGCGCTGATCGAGAAGTACGAGCGGGAGATATGGCCGACCAAGCGCTGGGGAGCCTCCAAGGCGTCGGCCCTGCGCATCCTGCACCGTGACCTTGGCGCAAAGCGACTGGAGGACCTGCGGCCGTCCGTGTTCCTCCAGTACGCCAAGGGGCTCAATCTCTCGCCGGCCCACATCAAAAGCCGCCTGAGCTACCTGCGGGAGGTCATGAAGACGGCCAAGGCGCTGTGGGGCGTGACGGTGCCGCTGGAGGCCCTGAACGCGGCGAGCGCGTCCGCCAACGAAATGGCGATCACGGGCAAGACCGGCGTTCGGACGCGCCGGCCGACACAGGACGAGCTGGACCGCATTGTCGCCCTCTCGCTCACCCGGCCGCAGGCGGTCATAGACCTCGCGCCGATCGTTCAGATCCTGTCGGTTCTCCCGCTCCGGCTGGGCGAGCTGCTGAACATCGAATGGAAGGACCTGAACAGGGAACGCCGCACCGCTGTCATCCGCAGCCGCAAGCACCCGGACATTAGGGTCAAGGAGACGAACACGCAGGAAGTGCCGTTGATCGCCTTCGGGGGCTTCGACACGTTCGCCATGATCGCGGACCGCCCCGGCTACTACCCAAAGCCGTTCCCCTACAAGCGGCCCAGCGTGTCGACGGCATTCCACCAGACGGCGCTGCGCTGCCAGATCGTGGACCTGCACCTGCACGACCTCCGGGCCTACGCGCTCACGCGGCTCCTCGAGGCGGGCGTCCCGATTCCACAGGTGGCGCTGATCAGCGGCCATCGGACGTGGAAAATCCTGTCCAAGCATTACGCCCGTATCGATCCGACGAGCGTCCATGATACACTCAAGCGGCTCGATTGACGGTGTGCCGCTCCAGGTACTCGCGAACCGACTGAGCCTTGAAGAGGCGGCGGCGGCCGGCCTTCACGAACTCCGGCAAATCCTCGTGCCGGCGGTTCTTCAGGGTCTTGACGGACACGCCGAGCATCTTGGCGAAGTCCTCCTCCGCCAGCAGGTCGAACTGCTTCAGAAGCTGCGCGTTGCTGCTCATCCCGCCTCTCCTTCCTTGTCTGGCGCTTTCCCATGGGAGAGGGAACGGAGGAGTGCGGCGCATTGCCGTGTCGCGTCGGCTCGTTCCCCGAAGTCGTGCGCGTATTGGCGAGCGGCTTCAGGCCGAATACGTCGCCCGTTGTGTCGCCCGCTGTGCTGGGCTTCGATGTAGTCGTCGCGGATGCCGGATAATTCCGACTCGACAAGGTCCAGCTTCTTCGCCGCCTCCTCCAGGATGGATTGGCGGGAGGAAAGGTAGGCGCGGGCAACGATGTAGGCGTCCGCCAAGGCCACGCCGACAGCGGGCAACTTGTCGGGATTGACGGTGTTCCACGCGACCAACCGCGTCGCCGCCTCTACTGCATTTTCTCTCTCGCTCATGTCATCTTGCTCCATATGAATCTGGCTCGCAGCTTCGCTGCTCCGCACCTGTTCCCCTCTCTCAACTGCTACCTTCCGCCTCTCGAATGGCGGCGCGGACCTTGTCGCTTGCCGCCCGTGAAAGCTTCGCCCCGGCGTTGCCGCACTTGTTGACCGCGATGCACGCATCAAGCAGCGCGGGCGCGGCGGCCCACAGCCGGAAGTTGGCAATCATCTCCGCGTTCATTCCGGCCGCGTGGTCTCGTTCGTCCTTTGAGAAATTCACGGCGCTGATCGCGTCGCTCACGGTCTTGTCCGCAGACGAGTGCGCGGGGAGCGGGACGCTAATCAACGGGACGGCGCCCGCGTAGAGCGACAGGCTGTAGGGCCAACTCGCTTGCTGGACGAATCGGAATGGACCCGGAGTATGTTTGCTCATTAGTCGAAACCTCAGTTGCAGAACGGGATGGGTGCTGAGCGCGTAGCGCGAGCCTGTTTACTTCTTCCCCCGCCCCCGCTTGGGAGGGGAGAGGATAGAATCAACGGCGGCTTTCAGCTTCGCCAGATCGGCCTGAGTCAGGTCTTGGAAATAGTTGTCCAGCCAAAGCCGATGCGTGTAGCCGTGGACGTTCGTGCTTCGCGTTTCGACGCTAATATTCATCTCGCCTCCTTCACCATCCTTTGAGTGCGCCAGTCGAATCGGTAGCCGGGCGGCTTGCGGAACCGGCTCGGCTTCTTGATGCCGTACAGCTTCGCCTTGATGCGTTTAGCCTTCGACCACGAGGCCGCGTCCGCCTTCGTCTTGGCCTTGTGGCAGTCCTTGTGAGCGGGGCGCATGTTGGATTCGTCATCTGCCCCGCCCAGCGCCAGCGGCCGGACGTGTTCAACGTCCCACTTCTGCCCGACCTGTATCCTTTGTTCGCACAGGTGGCAGCGTCCGCCTGCGGCCTCGAATACCTTGAGGCGCTGCATGGGGGAGAGGGAGCGGCGTGAGGTCATTTCCCCCACTTCGGCAATGGGGTCGCCGCAAACGCCGCCGCGTGCAAAAGCTCGTTGGCGAGTTCGCGGGCTTCTTCTGGCGACAGGATGTATTGGATATGGCCGCCGCCGTGTGACAGGCCGGAGCGCACCAGCACAAACGGCTTTTCCATGCGGTCTGCGCTGATCGTGAACCGCTCCGTCGTGAACGCGCGCTGCTTCTCGAATGTGCCGATCGGTTCGCTCACGTCTTCTCTCCGTCCTTGGTGACGCCGTGTTGGGTGAGGTCGAGGCCGTGCTGAGTGGCCCATGCCTGGATATATTCGATCAGGGATGACGAACGGGCCTTGCTCATGTTGGCCGTCGATTCCCGAAGGGCGATCTGGTGGCCCTCGAATTCCACCAGCTCAACCGGCGTGTTCGTTTCGTGGGCATGGGCGACCACAAACAGGAACTTCAACTCGTCCACAGTCCGACGGCACCCGCCGATCTCGATACCGCTCCTGGCGATATCCGCCAGAAGGCTATGCAACTTCGCATTCTGATCCAGCGACCGGGTCAGCGGCTTGACCGTGACCACGTAGCCTTCCGGCGCCTGGCTGACAGCATAGAGGGCGAGCGCACGAGCGTTCTTGTGGACGAGCCGGAATGTCTGGCGGTCAGCGGCGTTCATCGGATGGCGGTCCGCACGTCTTCGTATATCTCGACGCCGTCGATCTCGCGGACACCGCCTGCCACTGCCGCCTTGATGGCCGCCTCATTGACCATCAGGTAGCGCGCCGGGACCTTGGCAGGATCGAGCACCCGGAAGGTCCAGAACTTGACCGCAGAGGCAGCGACGCGCCCTGTAGAGGAGACGACACGCGCCACCTCCTTGACCGGCGCGGGTGCGGCGGGGGCTTCCTCGGGCATCTGCAGGGCTGCCGCTGCTTCGCGCTCGCGGCGTTCGGCTTCCCGTTGCTCCTCCAGCTTCTTGCGCTGCCACGCGTTGATGGCGGCCACGATGGCGTCGGCTGCGGCTGTTACCGGACCAGAGATCTTCTTGAAGAAGTCCTCCACCGTGCGGCCGTCCTTGTTGATCTGGTCCTTCTCGGCCTTGCGCGCCTTCTCGATCATGCTGGCGACGCCCTTGAGTGCCTTGGCGCGCTCGCTGTAATCCGCAAGGTCTTCGTCCACCATGATCGGCGGCAAGGGCTCCAGCGCTAGAACGTCGGCTGCTTGCTGCGCAAGGCTGGCGTGGTCGATCTCCAGCCGCTCGGCCAGCGGCGGCTGGTTGTGGCCCATGGCACTCATGCCGCCACCTGCTTGGCCGCGTCACGGATTTCGTTGAAGGTCGCGAGAAGCCGCTCGTATTCGGCAGGCACCGCTTCCTCGAGCCAGCCGATAGCCGAGAACTTCGCGCCGTCCGGAATCTTGTCGTTTTCCGTCCACCAGCGATCCAGCGACTCGACATGTTGGCCGGGCAGCTTGAGCGTACCGATGGCGCGGTCCACCCATTCCTTGGCCTTCTGGTCGGCTGACTTCTTGCCGTTGGTGGCCGGCGCCTTGCCGGGCAGAGTGCCCTTCTGGCGGTCGTGATCGACCAGGTCGGGCTGCTGCCGCGCCAACTCACGACCATGCGCGGACGACTGCGCTGGCATCGGGCGGCGCGGACCGGGCGGACGGAAATCACCGCCACCACCGGCCGATCCCGCAGGCCCCACCGCGCCGTTGCCGTCGTCATCCTCCGGTGCAACGCCGACCATTGCCATGAGGGCGTAGCGGCGGGCATAGGTCGCAGCCGAGCCATATCCCTGCGCGTCGTTCTTGGTGGCGGGCACGGCGAACACGTCGCTGATTTGCTGGCCGCTGCTGTGCAGCAGGATGGTTTCCACTTCCACGCCGCCCTGGATGGAGCGGAGGAGCTGCACGACGGCCAGACCGTTCTTCGTCAGCGGTTCGCGGATGGCGGCCCAGACGGATGCAAGGTCCGCATAGTTGGTCTTGAAGTGAGGGTTGGTGGCGTCCTTCTTGGCGCCCTCCATCTCGGCCTGTGCCTTGCACAAGGCGGCGGCCAAATCCGCAATGGGCGGACGGGACAGGCTTTCGGGCTGCATCATCGTGTCAGGCATCTTCTCTTCCTTTCCTAGAACCAGAATTGATTGAGAATGGGAGGGTGTGGCTCGCCTTCGGCTCGCACACGCTGCGTGTGAGAGTGCGTCAGCGATGAGCGATAATGATTGGCCCGGCCCCGGCGTCCGTGCGCTTACCGCGCTTCCCGTCGCCGTACAGGGCCGAGGGGGACTGCAGCATGTCGGGAAGGGCGCTCCAGTCCGGCTTGATTGCACCGGGCCATCTGCTGGCGTGGCGCTCATCGTCGCTTTCGTTGAACGCCGCCAGTTGGTTCATCGGGATCAGCCAGCCATCCGATTCGAAATAAACGATGCCGTTCGCAAACCAGACTGAATTGTCGCTAGTGCGACTATCCTTCCACGGCCACTGCCAGCCCTTGGCCGGCGGGATGCCGTCCTCGTCGCGGATGTGTGCGGCTACGTGATGCCGGAAGTCGTCGGGGTCGGTCGCGCCGGCAACAAAGTGGGGCACGGCTTCGAGATACCCGTCCAAGCCGATACTCCCGATCCATTCGGCGTTTTTGTCAATGCCGATCCAGAAATCAATCCGTGTGCCCATGATGATACTTCCTCCAGTTGCAAAACGAGATGGGTGCGGAGCGTTCGCCTTCACAGGCGAGCGCGTAGCCAGCGCATGACTCTGTTCCACCAGGAACGGCGAGACAGAGGCACAGACGGGATCACGTCCGGCGTTGGTCCAGTGAGCGGTGTTGTCGAGCAGCGCCCGCAGCTTCCCCGCATCTATCGTCATGGCTACTTCCCCTCTGCTTTGGTGGCGGGAGTTCGCCAAGCGCGGTCAAAGTCCGCCATGGCTTCTTCCGGGGTCTTGCCTGTACCGACGACTCCAACGGCGAGGTCTGGGCCATAAAGAGCAACCCATGCGTCACCGTCTTGCGTGAGAACGGGCCGCCACAGGACAGATGGCCGCTGGCGTTGTTCCTCGGTGGCGAACGCCATGTTGGCTGCATTCCATCGAGCGTTTCGGACGGATTCTTCCGATGCGTAGCTCACAGCCCCGCCTCCTTCCGCGCTGATTGGTAGGTGGGAGGGGCGGGCAAGGGCTGCCATAGGGTCGGCTTAACCTCGAAACCTGCCTCTCCAACCCAAGCGCCTCGGTTCTCGCCGCGCTGATGGGGCTCCCACCAAATCACACTGATGCAGCCTTCCGGGGTGGGACCTTCCTCGGGGCAAAACCCGAGGATATAGATGCCGCGCACATGGTGGCCGCCGGGCGCGGGAGTCGTCGTCGACTTCGGCGCCGTCTCGATTGGTTGCCAAGCGCTCACCACCCGCTCTCCTCGTTGTCGGAATCGCGCGGCGTGTTCACAGAAGCGTGGAAGGCTTCCAACTCGCTGAGGTCGAGGGGTTCGAGTACGTTGCAGCCGTAGAAGTCCAGTTCCCGCTCGATCGCGCCCTGTACGTTGCCGAGCTGGTCGATCGCGCCAGATGCGACGACTTCAAGCCACGCGCGCATTTCGTCGGGTCGGTCCGTGCGGAGCGCCTGGAACTCGCGGAGCGCACGAAGCAGGTTGTCAGCCGCCGTGAAGGCTTCCGCGCTGTGCTCGACGGCGGTGGCGTAGGTGACGCCTTGCCGGCGCAGCGTCGCGCTCACAAGGTCAAGCCGCGTGGCATGCCTCGGCGCGCTCTCGCGGATCACGTCGGGAATGTGTAGAGCGTCCATCCTCTCTCTCCTTGGTTAGCGTGAGGCGCGGGAGATGGCGGCGCGGGCTTCGTGAATGACACACCGGCAGCCAAGGTCATGCGTTTCGGCATTGCCCGCATCGGTGGCTCCAAGAAGCCGCTTAAGCGCCTCCAGCAGATCAGGAGCGGCGGCGAATACGAGTGCATTCGCGGCGACTTCTTCGTCCGACAGACGCCCGGCAAGACCGTGGCGCCCGCGCAGCCAGTTCATGGTGGCAAGGCGCGAGTCGTCGGCCGACCGGATGGAAAGGCTCTCGCCGTATTCGACGCGCCACGGCCCCGGCGTGTGCTTCGCGCTCATAATCCCGCCTCCTTCCGCGCGTTGTGGCTCGCGACGATTTCGTCAGCGATTGCCTTGGCGGTCGGCGTCAAGTCCTGATAGATCGCGAACAGGAAGTCGTATGGCTCGACGCTCCACACCTCGTAGGAGATGCGTCCGTCGTCGAAGTCCTGCCGCTGCACTTCCCACCGCGCGCTCACCACCCGCTCTCCTCGGTATCTGAGTCGCGCGTCTCAACCGGGTTGGCCCAGCAGTAGAGGAACGCGGCTGCAGTAAGGCCGGCGGTCAGCCAGCCGAGGATGAGGCCAGTCGCGAGGAGGAAGGCGGACATCACGCTCCCCTCCCTTCGCGAACCATGGCAGCGACCTTGCGCAGGGGGATTTCCCCGATGACGCGGCCATTGCCAAAGGCGGTGATGGTGCCGGCCGTTCCATCGCGCTCGCCGGACTCGAACTCGCCGTAGAAGTCCACGGCCTCGTTCACGTCGAAGAACGTCTCCGCGCTCCAGAGCGTCTTTTGCAGGAGCGGGCTGTAGTGGCCGATCATCACAACCCAGGTATCGGCGCGCTGCATCTGGATCGCATCGGCGCCGCGCTCGACTGCAATCGGGGAAAGGGTGTCGGGCATGGTCTACTTCCCTTCGGCTTTGGAGAGTGCGGCGCGGCGCTTCTTCGCCTGCGCGATGATGATTTTTGCGTTCGCAGCCCCCGCCGCAGCCCCCGCCGCAGCCCCCGCCGCAGCCCCCGCCGCAGCCCACGCCGCATCCCCCGCCGCAGCCCCCGCCGCAGCCCACGCCGCAGCCCCCGCCGCATCCCCCGCCGCAGCCCACGCCGCAGCCCCCGCCGCAGCCCACGCCGCATCCCCCGCCGCAGCCCACGCCGCAGCCCACGCCGCAGCCCACGCCGCAGCCCCCGCCGCAGCCCCCGCCGCATCCCCCGCCGCAGCCCACGCCGCAGCGTCAATCTTGCCAAGAGCGAAGTCGCGGGCTGCCTGGATCGCCTTGGCGGGGCGGTCGTCCTTTGGCCGAACCTTGTAGAAGATCGGCAACACGCGCTCGGCCATGTCAGCCGCCGCGAGCCGCATCGAGACTTCGTCGAGCACGCCGACGACCTTAAGCAGGCGCGCTTGTGCGAAGGCGATCTTGTCGCCGTCCTTGTCGGACGCGCCGCGTCCTTCAGCCTCGCAGAGATAGCCAGTGATCGGCGCTCGCGGCAGCCATTCCACGATGGCCTTCGCGGGGATAAGGTGATAGCCGGATGAACAGGCGCACACTTGGTCGACCTTCGGCATCCACTTGCCGGGATTCGTCTTGGTCGGCGCGAACCACCGGCCCGAGCCGCCGTGTATCGGCTCGAAACCTGTGCTTACGATCTTGTAGAGTTTGGCGGGCATGTCTCGTTCCTCTCGCGCTGTGTGCTGGGTTGTTAGGCGGTGTACTCAGCGATGAGGTCGCGGATTTCGCGGAGGATCGCGTTGGTTTCCTCGCTAATCTTCTGCACGGCCATCAGGTGGCGTTCGCGCATTTCGATATCGGCTTGGTAGAGTTCGCGATGCTTGGCCGCGCGTTCGTCCTCGGCGGCAATGGCGAGCTTCATTCGAGCGTCATCGGCTTCCCGCAAGGCTCCGGGCGCATCGAGATTGTGCTTCACGAGCGCGAGTAGTTGCGCCTTTACCTCTTCGTCCATCTCATCCTCCGTCATCGCGCTGTGTGCGCTGGGAATTGCTGTTGGGTTACGAATCGGGAGTGACGCCGGGCGCGCCAGCGGCAATGACGTGGTCGCCTTCTGCATCGGCTCGCGCCAACCACCATTCCTTGCTTCGCGAGATCAAACCCGGAGACAGGAGGCGCTCAGCTTCATCGCATGCCGCGCACAGGGCCTCGTCGCGCTTCCAGCCGCCAGACGTGCGCGCAAGAAAGGTCAGCCTCTTCAACGCCGCCGCCAGAAGGACAGACGGTGAGAGAATGGCAGCAATCTCCTCCGCCATTTCTAGCGTGTAGCCCTCGATCCTCTTTTCATGCAGCCGACGAAGGATGACGCGCTCAACCGCATCCTGCGTGGCTCGCCCGTCCTTCGTTTCCCCGCCGCTCATTACGACACCAGAGCGCGGCAGGAGCGGAGGGCGGCCAACTCCATGCGGAGCTGATCGACGCGGCCACCGTTCGCGCGAGCGGCGCGGATGTCGGCGAGTATCGAAGTGCGGCGAATTCTGTAGATCATCTCATCCTCCGTCATCGCGCTGTGTGCGCTGGTGTAGGAGGAGTATGGAGACATCATGTCACCCACGTCAACAGGAAAGTTACATCATGTCACCAAAAGAACAAACCGCAGACGCGCTGCAAGGTGACATCTATGTCGGATTTTGGAAAACCCTGCGGTTGCAAGGCCTACGTGGTGGATATTCGGAGGTAGCGTTAGAACGACTGCGTTCTGGGTTCGCGCCTGCGGGATCTTGGGACGCGGCGATGCGCCGTCACAGAACGGTTCGGTAGCTGACGCAAGACTGAAATATTACGAAATGTGTGTGTAACTTCTAGGCGACGCGCTTAATCTCGTCGTGGGGGCGGCGGGCTTCTTTGCCGGTTACGAGAAAATCGACAGACGTGTGCAGGACCTTAGCCAGCTTCCCTAATTTATGAAGGGGGAAACGTGTTAGCCTGGTTCCTTCCATGTGCTTGTAGTTCGCTAGCGGGATGCCCAGCAGGTCAGCTAGTTCCTCCTGATTCATCCCAGCGGCCTCCCTAGACGCCACCAGCCGGTCGCGAAATTCTTCGTACCAAACGCGCACCGCCGGATCGAGCGGCGCCTTGGGTTTTTTCACCGGCTGTTCAATTTTCGCCATATACAGATTGTCGCTTTTTAGAAGCGTTCTGTAAGGCTGTTTGATGTCACCAAGTGACATCCTGTAATTTGCCGCTTGCAAAGGTGACATCATGTCTCCATAGTTGCGGCTATGGCTAACGCACCCCTTGATCGCGATGTGCTGGCAAGCATCGGCACAGACGCACTTGTCGCTCACGGTTTCTCTGAATTGGTGATCCGCCAGTGGCGACGCCGGGGAATCTCTTGGAAGGAGCGCCCCAAGGTCCAGCGCCTCGCGGAACGTAAGGGTATAGCCCTGCCAAGCGACTTCCTTGAGAAGCAGCGCGCCGCATCCAAGCCCTCCAAGCGCACGCGGAGGGCCGCCTGATGCCCGCCTCTCGCACAACCGCAGAACAGCGCCGGGCGCATTACCAACTCAACAAGGCTGTTGCCTTGGGCCAGATCGAGCGCCCGGACGCCTGCGAGAAGTGCGGATACGTCGGCCGGGCGACCCGCGACATTCACGGGCACCACGACGACTACTCCAGGCCGCTCGATGTCCGGTGGCTCTGCTCTAGCTGCCACAAGCGGCACCACTCCGAGATGAGAAAGGCCGCCGCCTGATGTTTGCCGAAGTCCTCGCTGTTGCGTGCCTAGCCTGCCTTCTTCTCGCGCTGTTCGTCGTGGTGATGCGATGAGCGACATCGATCCGGAGAAGCTGCGCGAGGGCTTGATTTGGTTCCGCCAACATTGGGTTGGCCGCAACATCATCGGCTTCCCGCCCGATACCGTCTCCACAATCAAGATGATTGCCGACGCGGCTGAGGCGCATATCCCGCACCTCTTCAAGACCAAGGAAGTCGAGGTGTGGCACCTTGAATTCGCGGTCGACGGCGAGCCCGACGTGACGGTGTTCTGGGGCGACGATGCCGAGAAGAAGGCTCGCGAAGCTTGTGAAGCAACAATCGATCAGGACGCGTCCGCAGTCAACCACGCCGACGTTGGGTATGTCTTCACGTGCGTCCGCGTGACCGGCCCTCACAAGCATGTGGTGCCCGCATGAGCGACTGGGAGTCGGCCTGCGATCCCGTGCCGGTGAAGCGGGAAGAGCGCGCCGAACTGACGAGCGCGCGCCGGGCTGCCGGATATCGCCGCAAGTCCCGCCCGCAACGGCAGAGCGTCGAACTCCAGCCGTGGGTGCTGGACGAAGAATTCGAGGAAATGGGGGCGTAGATGCTCACCGCGAGGCAATCCGATCTGCTGCGCTATCTCGCCTCGTGGCGAGACGAAGGGCACGGCATTTCCCCGACCTACAAGCAGATGCAGGAGGCGCTGGGCCTCAAGTCCAAGGCAGGAATTCATCGCCTGATCGTGAGCCTGGAGGAGCGCGGCTATATCGAGCGCATTCCGAACCGAGCGCGCGCCATCCACGTTATTGCTGGCCCCGATGGGCAGCCGCGTCGCGCCGTCAGGGCACAGGATCTGATCGACCTTGTCGGCCGCCTGTGCGTGCAGGAAGGGCCGGAAGTCGCCATTGCCGCTCTGTCCGATGCCTCCGCTCGCGTGGCTGCCCTGTTCCTCTCGACCGAGGGGAACGCATGAGCCATCTCGTGATCTCGTTGCCGTCATCGCACTGCCTTTTCATTGATGAGGCGGACTGGGACCGTTTTGGTCACATCAAATGGTGCGCAATTCGTCCCATAGCAGGCCAGCAGAAGATGTACGCCTACGTGTCCGGGACGCCAAGGGGCCGATACCTGCATCGGCTCATTCTTGACGCTCCTCCGGGAATGTTGGTTGACCATATCAACGGGAACGGACTCGACAATCGTCGGTCTAACATTCGTCTGGCAACGCCCAGCCAGAACAGCGTGAACCGCCGGTTTCCCAATAAGACCGGCTTTCGCGGCGTTCACTTGAATCGCAAAGGGCGCTTCGTAGCGGGCATTTCCTCCCAGAGTAAAACCGGCGCGCGCAGCCAGAAACTCGGCACGTTTGACACTGCAGAAGAAGCGGCACGCGCATACGACCGCGCCGCTTCTGAGAAGTGGGGCGAGTTTGCGATCCTGAATTTTTCGAAGGCGAGCTAGATGCCCAGCAAGCCCCAGCGCATCACGAATGGCCATCGCGCGGCGGTCTGCGGCTTGATGCTTGCGGGCGTGCCCTTGATGAAGGCCAGCGCGATTGTGGGGGCTCCCTTCGAGTCGCTGAAATTGTACCTGCCGCTCGACTGGCGGGAGCGCATCTCGCCCCGCACGAAGTGGACGCACGCGAAGCTGGTTGCATTGCGCAAGGACTACACGAATCAGCAGATGGTGTTGCTGCAAGTCGCCATCAGGCACCGCACGACGGTCCATATGGTCCAATACCTCGCGCGCCGTGAGGGCTGGCCGTATCGGCCTATTGGCCGCCCAAAGGGCAGGGGCAACCGCAAGCGCGTGGCCGCTCTCGTCAACGCTGGCGTATCGCGCGTCGCCGCCCTTCAGCAGGTAGCGGCATGACCCCGTCATTTGGAAGAAGTGGCCGAGAGGCTGTGACGCGGGGCGAATGGCCCCTCGGCCGCACGGTCGGGGATGACCGCGCTTGTTCCCATCCGGGCCTCGTCTCGATTCCCGGCAGTCAATCCGTTCTCGAAACCCCGGTCGTGTTGGCATCCCTCGATGCCCTCCTCCCTTCGTGCAACCGGGAACCTCGCGGCGGCGCTCTCTCCCCCGATGAGCGCCGCCGCACTTTCCTTCCCTGCACGAACCGCAATGAGCTTGGCGGCAATTCGGTTCGTCACGGTGCCCAAGGCAATCCAGGTGTTGGCCTGCTTCATCCTCAAAAGATGGAGCAAGCCAATGCCGAAGATGTCGCGCCTGCCTACGTCAACCCGCGCAGGTGATTACGCCGTGATCGTCGCCTTCACCCCCGTTTCCATCGGCTCTGCCATTGCGAAGGCCTTGTCTGGCCTGTCGGCAAAGGCGATTGCCGCGAAGCTGCGGAGGCTGACCGCCGTGTCGGCCCGCACCGTCGAGTCATGGAAGCAGGAAAGGCGAGCCCCGAGAGCCGAGCATGTGCTGGCGATGCTCTCGGATGACGAACTGTGCGCGCTGGTGCTGGCGGAAGTTAACCCCGCCCTCGCCATCCAAGCCGAGATCCTGTCGACCAAGAAGAAACTCAAGAAGCTGGAGGCGAAACAGTGAGCGAACCGCTGAAAGTCTTAGACCTGTTCTCCGGTATCGGCGGGTTCTCGTTGGGCCTTGAGCGCACGGGCGGCTTCAAGACGGTCGCCTTCTGCGAGACTGAGGAGTTCCCGCGTCGCGTGCTGACGAAGCACTGGCCCGGCGTTCCCATTCATCAGGACGTGCGCTCGCTTAGAGGATCAGACGTTGAAGCAGTCGACGCTATTTGCGGCGGATTTCCCTGCCAAGATATCAGCTTCGCCGGGAAAGGGGCCGGCATCGAAGGTGAGCGCAGCGGCCTCTGGCGCGAGTATGCCCGTCTTGTTGGCGAGATTCGACCACGGTTCGTCATCGTGGAGAATGTCGCCGCGCTTCTCGGGCGAGGAATCCACGTTGTTCTCGGGGACCTGGCCGCGCTCGGGTATGATGCAGTCTGGCACTGCATTCCTGCTTCCGCCGTTGGTGCGCCTCACCGCCGGGATAGGCTCTGGATTATTGCCTACGCCAGAGGCGAGCAACACGAAGTCGAAGGCAATGAGGTCTGGCGGAAGATCACCGCGCGACTTCATGAAGCCTTGGCCGACGCCATGCGCTGCGGACAATCGGGACCGGGGCGGCCCGTCCATGCCAGCGATTCAGCGCCGAGCGGAAATTGGCAAGTCGATCGAACTCTCGATGACCGTGGATGGCCCGCTGAACCCGACGTGGGTCGAGTGGCTTATGGGGTTCCCTTTGGAGTGGAGCGCCTTACCGGGCTCGGCAACGCCGTCGTCCCGCAAATCCCGGAAATCATCGGCCGCGCGATCCTAGCCGCAGAGGCGACGCCATGACCCACGCCACCGACTCCATCCGCCTCGTGGCCGAGGCCAGCCGCCGCCGCGCGATCCTCGAATGCACGGTCGCCGTCGCTCTCCTGTTCGTGACCGGCTTTTCGGCCGCACAGGGACATGCCTGGCACGCGGCAACGGCTGGCGTGACCGCTGGCATTCTGCTGGGCGTCGCGGCGCTCACCGCTCTCCGCGCGCTCACCTGGAGAAGGGAAGCGGACAAGAGGGAGGGGGAATAATGGAGGGTGATAGCACATACGCGCGCGCCAACCGCCTAAAGATTCTGGGTGTCCGTTTGGCTCGCGGCGCTGAAATCGATCCTAAAAGCTGGCGCGATCTGTCAGCCAAAGAATACGACAGATATCTGCATTTCCGGATGACGCTTCCGCCACAAGACGCCCTTTACCGGGCCGTCTTTACCGAGCCCGCTTGATGGACCGCGCCGCCAAGCTCGCTGAGGCAGCGAAGGAATACATTGAACTGGAGCCCTTGTGCTTCCTGTCGCCCCAGAACGGACGCAGGGCAACACGCCGCGCGCTGGCAGGGCATGCCCGTGAACTAGGATTTGATTCCAAGACCGAAATCTCCGCCGCCATTGACCAAGCCCTCAAGGATGCGGGGACGGGGCCGTGATCCGCATGAAGGCAGAGAAAAAGAAGCGTCGCGTCCAGGCTGGGCCGGTCGTGGCTGGTGCGCTGAAGTCCTTCGTCGAGCGCATCGAGCGCGTCGAGACGGAAGAGAAGGCGAGCGCCGACGGTAAGCGCGAGATCTACAAGGAAGCGAAAGGGCAGGGATACGACACCAAGACCATTCGCTGGATCGTCAAAGAGCGCAAGGTCGAAGAGTCGGATCGTGCCGAGCGCGACGCCCTGCGAGACACCTACGCGTACGCCCTGGGCTTGGCGGTTGATGCCGTCAGCAACGGGGACATGTCCCTGAGACAGGCAGCCGCCGCGCATGGCGTGTCAAAGTCCAGCATTCACAGGGCTTTAAGTGTCCCGGAAGTGTCCCGCGAGATGGTCGCCGACGACATCGGGCAGTGGCTCCCGCCGCACAATACTATCCCCGACAATAGCAAAGGCCGGCCGCGCCCCGGCCGAATTCTACCGACCGCCGCCGCGTGGCAAGCCGTCATCGCCGCCCGCGAGGCCCACCACGCCCGCATCGAAGCCGAACGCGAGGCCCGCCGCCTGAAGCGCCAGCAGGAAAACGAACGCGCGGCCCGGCTTGCGATGCTCACCGATGCCGACATGCCCGACCAGCCCGAATTCCTCCGCAGGAGGGTGGCGTGACATGCCCGCTTGGTACAACGAACACGATCCGAAGGCCGCGGCGTGGCTGCGCGAACTTATCGCGCAAGACCTCATCGCGCCTGGCATCGTGGACGAGCGGAGCATAGTCGATGTCCAGCCCCGGGACCTTGACGGCTTCACGCAGTGCCATTTCTTCGCCGGCATCGGCGGCTGGTCGCTCGCGCTCAGACTGGCGATGTGGCCGGACGATCGACCTGTTTGGACCGGCTCCTGTCCCTGCCAGCCCTTCAGCGCCGCCGGCAAGCGCAAGGGGGCCGCAGACGAGCGGCATCTATGGCCCGAGTTCCATCGCCTCATCGCCGAGTGCGCGCCTCCAGTCGTCTTTGGAGAGCAGGTTGCGAGCAAGGACGGCCGCACATGGCTCGCCGGAGTACGAACTGACCTGGAAGCACTGGGATATGGCGTCGGGGCCGCCGATCTGTGCGCTGCGGGCGTCGGGGCGCCGCACATCAGGCAGCGGCTTTGGTGGCTGGCCAACAACAACAGCCGACAGTCGCGGATCGAGGACGGCGGGCTACAACGGCAACCAGTTCATGACGCTGACGGATGCGGCGAACTTGGCCGGATGGCCGACGCCGATGGCGGGTTCGCCTGCGACGGAGGACTACAACGCGGCGGGCAACACGGACAGCAGCCGCAAGACGGTCGATCTGGTGGGCTGGGCGACGCCGACCGGACCGGCACCACACGACTCGGAGAACACGGCAGGCATCCCAAGGCCGCGGAAGGGCTACGGGATGGACATTGCTGCCCAGGCGGGACTCACCGGCTGGGCGACGACGACGCGCGACTGGCGGTCGGATCGCTCGAGGATGACGGACGACGAGCTCTACGGGTCCAAAGGCCGCCCGCTGGCCCGCCAGGTCCTTACGGTCCCTGGAGCCGATACGACATCGTCCACTGCACCGACGGGAAAGCGCGCCGCTTTGAACCCGGCTCATTCCCGCTGGCTCATGGGGTATCCAACCGCGTGGGACGACTGCGCGGTTACGGCAATGCAATCGTTCCCCAAGTCGCGGCGGAATTCATCGCCGCAGCAGACGAAGCCATGAGGCGCCCATGACCCTCCGAGAAGCCGAGGCAGAGGTAAGGCGCATGCGCCGCTGGAAGAAGAAGGCGGGACCTGGTTTCCGCCAGAAGGCCGACGCGGCTCTGAGAGAGGCCGTCAAGCAAGCCTTGATCGCTGCAGCCGCCGCCCGCTTCGGGAAGGGACGATAGATGAAGTCCGTTGGGAGAAGGCTTTTTGCCGGCCTATTGGCGAGCGCGCCGGTTGCCGCGAATGCGGTCAACGACAAAACAGCGCAGAAGACGGTTTCGGACTTCTGGCCGGATCATCCGCTTGCCGACCGAACCTATGAGAAAACGTGGAACGCCGTGCAGGAGGCGCTTCTTCCCGCCGACACTCAGAACAGTCGGCGCGAAGCCATGCGCGAGCACTACCACCGCACGATCTACATAGACCCGGGCATCGCCGCTCTAAAGAGCATTTCGCCGGTTCACCGTGCGCGCATGCAGGCGGACAGGAACGAGCGCATTCAACGGGAAAGGCAGAGCCTAAAGGCGAAAATCTGTGCGGCCCTCGGCGTCGACCCGGAGAAGTTCTGATGGCACGCAGCAAATACAAGGCCGTCCCGACCGTCGTTGACGGGGTGCGGTTTGCCAGCAAGGCAGAGGCGCACAGGGATTGGGAGTTACAGCAGCTCGCCAAGGCCGGAAAGATCTACGGGCTTAGGCGTCAGCCGCGGTTCCCGCTCGTTGTGCAGGGCGTGGAAGTCTGCACCTACGTCGCGGATTGGGAATACGTCGAGAAGCCGGACGCGAGTGGAACGACGCAGACTGTCGTCGAGGACAAGAAGGGCGTCCAGACGCGCGACTTCAAGCTGAAGTGGAAGCTGGCGAAGGCCCTCTATCCAGAGATCGAGTGGAGACTCAGCTAGTGCATCACTACGCGCACCACATTGGCGACTATCGGGCGCACACGGCCCACCTGACCATGGTGGAGGATGGTGCCTATCGTCGGCTGCTGGATCTCTACTACCTGCATGAGAGGCCGCTTCCGGCGGACATCGCGTTGTGTCAGCGCCTAGCCGCCTGCCGCTCGAAGGAGGAACGGGCGGCGGTGTCTGCGATCCTGCAAGAATACTTCACGTTGGAGGCGGACGGTTGGCACCAGCGCAAGGCCGATGGGGTCATTCTTGAATACCAAGAGAAGGCCGAGACGGCACGCAAGAATGGTCGCGGTGGGGGCCGACCAAAAACCAAAATCAAACCTACAGAAAACCAATCCGGTTTCCCGTCGGTTCCAAAAGATAACCCAGAAGAAACCGTAACCGTAAACCGTAAACCGGTAAGGGAAGCCCCTACAGGGCTTCCCGTTACCGATGAAGCATCGGAACCCGTTGCCGCGCGCGAGAGCGCTGAAGGCGCTCCCACGCACGACACCGCATCGATCATTGCCAAGATTGCTCCGACGCAGAGGAGGGCCGTATGAACCTCAACCAGAACCGTGAAATGCCGCAGGCTTTCGAGGCCGAGCAGGCGTTGCTGGGCGCGATCCTGGTGAACAACCAGACGTACCACCACGTTGCCGAGTTCCTGCGACCGGAACACTTCGCCGACCCGATGCACGGCAAGCTGTACGAGAGCGCGGCCAACGTCATCAAGCGCGGGCAGAGCGTGTCGGCGTTCACGCTCAAAACCTACGTGGACAGCGTGCCGGGGCTCAAGGAGGCGGGCGGGCCGGGCTACATCGCCAAGCTGGCGGCCCAGTCGCAGTACGTCGGAAACCCCGAGAGTTTCGGCCGGGAGGTGGTCGACGCCGCGCTGCGGCGCGGGCTGATCGCGGCCACGGCAGAGGCGCAGGCGAAGGCGTACAGCCCGGACGCGAGCGAGACGGCGGCCGACCTGATCGAACAGCACGAGCGCCGCCTTTACGACCTCAGCGTGGGCCACACCGACGCGGGTTTCGAGGGCTTCGCCAAGGTGCTGACGAGCAGCGTCCAGCAGGCCGAGGCGTCGCACCAGCGGCAAGGCCAACTCAGCGGCGTGACGACCGGGCTCAAGTCCTTGGACAACCTGCTGGGTGGCCTGCATCGCTCGGATCTAGTGATCCTCGCCGGCCGTCCCAGCATGGGCAAGACGGCGCTGGCCACCAACATCGCCGTCAACGCGGCGCTGGCCCATCGGTCGGAGCCAGGCCCGGACGGCAAGCCCGTGACGATCGACGGCGCGCGTGTGGGGTTCTTCTCCCTCGAAATGTCCAGCGAGCAACTGGCAACCCGCGTCGTGGCCGACCGCTGCGGGATCTCCAGCGCCCGCATTAGACGGGGCGAACTGACCAGCAAGGAAATGGACGGGTTCATCGCGGCGGCGCACGAGTTCGAGAGCCTGCCGTTCTACATCGACGACACGCCAGCCCTGACCTTGACGGCGCTCCGCACGCGCGCCCGCAGGCTCCAGCGCCAGCATGGCTGCGACCTGATCGTGGTCGACTATCTCCAGCTCATCACCCCGGACACCAAGCGGAACGGCATCAACCGGGTGAACGAGGTCTCGGAAATTACCATGGGCCTGAAGGCCATGGCGAAGGAGCTGGACGTGCCCGTGCTGGCCCTGTCGCAGCTCTCGCGCGGCGTGGAGAACCGGCAGGACAAGCGGCCCCAACTGGCCGACCTCCGCGACTCCGGCAGCATCGAGCAGGACGCGGACGTGGTGATGTTCGTCTATCGCGAGGAATACTACCTCGAGCGCGACAAGGCGAAGGCCAACGGCCCGGAGCATATCCAGGCGATGGGCAAGGGCGACGTGCTGGTGGAGAAGCAGCGGCACGGCCCGATAGGCACAGTCAGCCTGAAGTTCGAGGCGCGGCTGACGCGCTTCTCGGACTTGTAACCACCCAGCGGCAGGAGGCGATGCAGTGAGACACGATCAACATCGCGCCGATGGCGAGACGCTGGCGCAGGGCAATCTAGACCTGTTGGCTGCCGCTCGGCGGGCGCATGCGTTGCTTCTCCATCTCGAAGCTGACGCGGGCGAATACTACCGGGAAACCGGCTGGCTCGGGGCGGCGATCAAGGCAGCCATACCCACCACCACAGCACAGGAGAGCAGGGAAGTGGCGGAGATCGTGGCGAGGGCGCTTTGCCGGCATCGCGAACCGGATTGCTGGCGAACGCACATGATCGACGCGGCAGACGCAATCACCGCCCTAGAGGCCTCAGGGAAGTGGAAGATCGTGCCGGTGGAGCCGACTGAGGAGATGCTGCGTGGCGTACCAGATTGGGATCGCGCCGTCTGGCAAGCCATGCTTTTGGCCTCTCCCAAGGTGAAGGGATGAACAGGAACAGGCTCCGGCCGATGACGGCCTCCACACCCATCCCGCCCTGCAACGAAGGATAGGACCCTATGAGCAACGATGAATACTCTCTGCGCGTGTCGTTTTCTGACGTGTGGGAAACGGCAGATGAGGAGCGCGCATACGTCTGCGGATGGGAAGCGGGTGCCATCGCACAGGAAATGCGCGGTGAAGCGGAATTCGAGCGAACGGTTCACGCCGAAAACCAAACAGTTCTTCGTCGGCTTTGTGACGCGGAAGGCTTCTCGGTCGAGTTCACGCCAACCAATCCACCAACGGAGGGATGGCTTGTTGCTCAGTTTTCTCGCCGGCCGCACGTCAAGCACTTGGCAGTCGTCAAATGACACACACAATGACCAAAGCCGATGAACTGAATGCGCTGGCAGATCGGTGCGAACGCGAAGAGCCGTCGCTAGAACTCTCCGAAGCAATCGCGCGCTGGTTTCGCCAGAACGACTATGAATGGTGGCGGGAGCGGGCTGGCGGGACAGGCTTCACCACCTCCCTAGACGCAGCCGTGAGCCTCGTGGGAGATTCGACAGGTGGCGATGGCTTACCCTCCGCTGCTTGAGGAGATCATTGTTGCAGGCGCCCGCTCTGTGGTCGTGAAAGCGCGCTCTCCGCGGCCGGTTGTCGTCGATATCGAGGCGGCGAAGGAAAGGAGAAGGGCACAAGCCGAGACAATCAAGAATGCTGCGCGCGACGTCGTGGAGCGAGTCGAGATCGGGGCTAGAGCCGTCGAGTTACTTGATAGCATTAAGATCAACGGGAAAATGCTGGGAGACTGCACTCGCGATGAAGTGTTGGCGGAGGCAGGTAGCGCCACTCGCAGATCAGCGGCTTTGGCCGAGCGGGCAGAATGGCTGCGCTCACTGGCGGCTGTGATGCGACCGGACCAAACCGTGCGCAAGGCAAACCGGGCGGCGGTGCTGGCGATCCTCAAGGAGGCATCCTAACCCGTGACCTGTTCCCGCCGCGAACTACTCCTGCATGACGCAGCCGGGCTCACCCCGCTCGACCGTGCCATCGTCATGATGATCAGGGCCCATGTGGGCAAGCCCTGCCCAACCCGGCGCGAGATCATGTCTTGGACCTGCATTCCCCGCCGGCAGGTGTGGCTGGTGCTTGGGGAGGTGGCGGCACGGGGGCTGATCGAGATCGAGGTGTGTGACCGCCCGCCTGCATTCAGGCGGCGGATGCGTGTGGCGGGCGAGGAATGGACAAGGTGGACGGCGCGCAGGCCTGCTATGGTGGCGGCGTGAGCATTTTCGACACCATTGCGCTGGTCAAGCACGTCGCCGCTACGATCGATGCCGAAGACGCCATCAAGAGCATATGCATTGGGAGCGACCTTGAAGAGGAAATGTGGGTGGATATTGGCCAGACCACCCTCATTGGAGGGAGACCCGACCGCGAAGTCGGTGTCCAGAAACTGATGGGCATCGGAATCAATATCGATCCGGCGCGCCGCGGCGTCTTGGTGGAATTCATTGAAGACACGCGGGCGCCCATGATCCGCGTCGCTTACAGTCAGCGCGGCTTCGCTACTCGCGCCATCTAAGGCCAGTAAGGACCGCATGACGGTCTAAACCCCGCGCGGGTTTATCTTGCGCGGGCAATGGCCCTCAATCCGAAACAGCAGCGTTTCGTCGCTGAGTACCTGAAGGACCTGAACGCCACACAGGCGGCGATTCGTGCTGGCTACAGCGAGAAGACGGCCAAGCAGATTGGTTCGCGCCTGTTGACCAATGTTGACGTGGCAGAAGCCATCGCCAAGGGGCAGGAGAAGATCGCGGAAAAGGCAGGGGTGACTGTCGAGAAGATCATCGACGAACTTGCCAAGCTCGGGTTCTCCAACATGGAGGACTTTGCCTCAGTCGGCCCGGATGGCTCGCCAGCCCTCGATTGTTCCAAGCTCAACCGCAACCAGTGGGCGGCCGTCAACCAGATAAAGGTCGATGACGACGGTGGCGTGACCCTGAAGCTCTACGACAAGCGCGCCGCACTCGTGGACCTAGGCAAGCATCTCGGCATGTTCACCGACAAGTCGGAGCACAAGGTCACCCTTGAGCCCGGCGAAAACTCCACGCCGCTTGAGCTTGCTCGCGGCCTCGCGTTCGTTCTGGCCCTCGCCCAGCGGGAAGCCGGAACGGCACCAGCGGCACCCGCCGCACCTCCGATGAAGCATTAAAGCAATCAGCAACTGGAGTAGCGTACAATGCCCTTCGCCCCGAGCAACCTCACCTCCCTGCATGGCCGCCGGTTCGGCCTGTCCCGCAACGACCGCCTCGTGGTTCGCAAGTGGGATGCCGTCGTGCCGATGCTGGCGGCCAATGCGGTCGCGGCGTCGACCGCAATCAGCGATACCACGACGGAAACCGCCTTCAGCAACGCCTCGTACACGATTCCGGCCAATATGTTGCGCGCCGGCTCGCTGATCCGCTTCGGCTGGCAGGGCATCGCGACCGCGACCAACTCGACCGATACGCTGCTGATCAAGGCGTATTTGGGCTCGACCGCCATCGCGACCGGCACGGCAACCGACGTGGCGAACAACAACATCTTCGCGGGCGAGGCGTCCATCGCCATCCGCACCATCGGCGCCAGCGGCACCTTCGTTGCGAACTCCAGCCACACCAAGGTTCCTGCGGCTTCCCTGACGGCGAGCCGCGTGGACGAAATCCTCGGCTCCACGGCCATCGACACGACGGTCACCAACGCCATCACGGTCAAGGCGACCTGGAGCGTCGCGTCGGCTTCCAATAGCTGCCGCAACGACATCTTCTGGCTGACGATCAGCTAGGCGCCTGATGAGCCTGCAGGCGGGAACCGAGCCGAAGGGGTTGCTGGGAGAAATCCTCGCGACCCTTTCGGCGCTTCCGCCTGAGCAGGTAAAGCAAGCCGAAGAACTGGTCCGCAAGGGCACCAAGGGCAAGAGGTTCATCCCGAACGTTGGGCCCCAGACGCAAGCCTATCTCTCGGCTGCTGACGTGCTGCTGTACGGTGGGCAGGCAGGCGGCGGCAAGACCATGCTGGAACTCGGATGGGGCGTGAACGAGGCCGAATCCGGCATCATCTTCCGCCGCGAGGGCAAGCAGACAGACGGGCTGGAGAAGGAAGGCAAGAAGTTGATCGGCTCTGCCGCGACGTTCAACGGTCAGGACCTTGAATGGACGTGGCCCAGCGGCAAGACCTTGAAGCTCGCCGGCATGAAGGACCCGGACTCGTGGATCGGCCATGCTGGCCGCGAGCGCGATTACATGGGGTTCGATGAGGGCGGCGAATTCCTCGAATCGCAGGTCGCGTCCATCATCGCCTGGCTGCGTGCCCCGCCGGGCAAGCGGACCCGCGTCGTCATCGGATCCAATCCCCCGCGCTCGTCGGATGGACAGTGGCTCCTGAAGTGGTTCGCGCCGTGGCTTGACGATACCTTCCCCGATCGCGCGGAGCCCGGCGAACTGCGTTGGGCCGTCCACGTCACGGCCAACGGGCAGACGCAAATCAACTGGGTGGAAGGGCCGGGCGAGTATGAGATCGACGGCGAGGCCTACACGGCCAAGTCCTACACGTTCATTCCGGCCAGCCTGACGGACAATCCGTTCCGCGACACGCCGGAATACCGCGCGACCCTGCAGTCCCTGCCGGAACCGCTGCGCTCGCAACTGCTGTACGGTGATTTCGGCGCGGGCGTGCAGGACGCAGCAGACCAAATGATCCCCACGGCCTGGATCAAGTCCGCGCAGAAGCGGTGGACGCCAACGCCTCCGGCGGGCGTGCCGATGTGCGCGATGGGCGTTGACGCCTCTGGCGGCGGCGATGATCCCATGGTGATTGCGGCCCGGCACGACGGCTGGTTTGCGCCGCTGATCGAGACGCCGGGTTCGTCCATTCCTCCGGACCGGCTGGGTACCTATCAAGCCGGCATCGTGATCAGCCATCGTCGGGACGGCGCAAAGGTCATTGTCGACATGGGCGGTGGCTACGGCGGCGGCATCCTCGAGCATCTGAAGGCCAATCAGTGCGACGTCGAGGGCCACAAGGGCGCATCGGCCTCCACCGCCCGCACCAAAGACCGTCAGTTGATGTTCAAGAACAAGCGCACAGAGGTCCTGTGGCGATTCCGCGAGGCGCTGGACCCGGACCAGCCGGGCGGCTCGCCCATCTCGCTCCCGCCGGGGCAAAGCCTCGTGTCCGATCTTACGGCGGTCACGTTCGAGATCGTCAGCCAGTCAGGCGGAATGGCAATCAAGGCCCTGAGCAAGGAAGACGTCTGCGAGAAACTAGGGCGCTCCCCGAACGAAGGCGACGCGGTCGTCATGGCCTGGAGCGCGGGCCTGAAGCAGGCGAACATCCAGGGTGGATTCGCCGCCATGGCCGGCAAGCGCCCTCAGGTGGTGCTGGGGCATCAGGCAGCGCGGAGGGTCCGGCGATGACCGATGCCGAGCGCCTTGCCGTCCTCGAAAGGCAGATGGCCTTGGTGCTGCGCGCCCTGCGAGGGGAATTCCAGCGCCTCCCCAACGCGGACCAGAGCGTTGCCAATACCGACCATTTCACCCGCCTGTGGAACGAGGCGTCCACCGTCGAGACTGAGGAGTAACGCCATGAAGATCGGACGACGTGGACTGTTCGGATTTATGGTCGGTGTGACCACAGTTGCTCCCGCCGCTGTTCTTGCGGCCGGCGGCGAGGGTGCCGGCGGCGAAGTAGAACGGATGGTACGCAACGCGCTCCCGCTCTTTGAGCCGATGGATGAGCCCATGCACCGTGCGTGGGCAGCCCTTTATGCCGAGATGCACAAGGTGCAGCGCACGGGCGGTGAAGTCGGCGTAATTATGGGTGGCGGCGACTCCCTTCTTTATGACGGGCGGGATTTTCGGCTGGAGAAGGAGTAACGCCATGGCAAGCCTATTCGGCGGCGGGCCTAAGATGCCGGCCATGCAGATGCCCCCCAAGGCACCCGACCCGGTTGTCATGCCGCAGGCGGACCCGGAAGCCCAGAAGCGCGAGCAGACGAAGAAGAACGCCCAGCTTCGCGCCCGTTCCACCACCCGCGCCAGCACGATCATTGGCGACGGGGATACGCTGGGTTAGGCCATGCCGCTCGACGCCAGCACCGACTCCACCGCCCGCATGGGGCTTATCGAAGAGATTCGAAAGCAAGGGGACAAGCTTTTCGATCGCCCTAACCTGATGGCGTATTTTCAAGAATTGGCCTTGAACTTTTATTGCGAAAGGGCCGACTTCACGACTACCCGCAACATGGGCGACGATCTCGCAGGCCACCTGATGACGTCCTATCCCGTCGTGGCGCGTCGGGATCTCGGCAACACCTTCTCGTCCATGCTCCGCACGACGGCCAAGCCGTGGTTCAAGACCCGCACGGCACGCCCGGACAAGGAGGATACCGAGGCCCGCCAGTACCTCGACTGGGTGACGGACCTGCAGCGGAACGCGATGTATGACCGCAACGCCGGCCTCGTGCGCGCGGCCCGCGAGACGGACCACGATTACGTCACGTTCGGGCAGGGCGCGATGCAGCTCGACCTGTACCGCCCGAAGGACGGGAGCGTTCCCCATCTGCTGTACCGCAACCGCCACCTTCGCGACATGGCGTGGAAGGAAGGCGTGACCGGGCAGATCGACACGATCTATCGCAAGGACAAGCCGACGCCGCTCGACCTGACGCGCCTGTTCAAGAAGGTGCATCGCAAGGTCTGGGAGAAGCTGAAGAAGGACCCGTTCGGCGAGGTCAACGTCTGGCATTGCGTGATCCCCTCCGACCACTACCGGGAAATGCCGGGCGGGAAGGACATCAAGCAGCCTTACGTCTCGCTCTACATCGACGTCGACAACGACAACTTCGAAATGGAGTGCGTCGGGCAGTGGACGCGCGGCTACGTGATTCCCCGCTGGCAGACGGTATCCGGGTCGCAGTACGCCCATTCCGCCGCCATGGTTGCGGCGCTGCCCGATGCGCGCCTGCTGCAGGCCGTGACGCTGGTGCTGCTGGAGGCGGGAGAGAAGGCGGTCAACCCGCCCGTCGTGCTGACCGAAGACGCGGTCCGCTCGGATGTCGCGCTCTATGCCGGCGGCCAGACGTGGGTCAGCGCCGAGTATGACGAGAAGCTGGGCGAGGCCCTGCGGCCGATCACGCAGGACAAGACCGGCCTTGCCTTCGCGCTGGAACTGGTACGCGACATTCGGCAGGGCCTGCGCGACGCGACGTTCCTGTCCAAGATGGACCTTCCCCCGGTGGGCGGGCCGGACATGACGGCCTATGAGGTTGCGCAGCGGGTGCAGGAGTATATCCGCAACGCCCTGCCGCTCTTCGAGCCCGTCGAGACGGACTACAACGGCTGGCTCTGCGACGACACGTTCGAGCTGCTGTTCCGCAACAGCCCGGAAATGCAGCGCGCCTTGCCCAAGAGCCTGATGGGCATGGAACGGCAGTTCGAGTTCGAGAGCCCGCTCAAGGCCGCGTCGGAGAAGGCGAAAGCGGGCATGTTCATTGAGTCGATGCAGATCATCGCGGCGGCTCAGGCGAACGATCCGACCACAGCCCTGATCATGGACGGCCAGAAGGCCACCCGCGACGTCCTGCACGCCGTTGTGCCCGCCGGCTGGCTGCGCACGGAGGGGGCTGTCGATGAGATGATCGCCAACCAGAAGGCGCAGCAGCAGCAGCAGCAGCTTCTGGAATTGATGGAGCGGGGCACGTCGATCGCCAAGACCGGGGCGGAAGCGGCTGCGACGGCCTCGCAGGCCTCGCCCAGCTTTGGGATGGCGTGATGCCTGTCGAAGACCTTGCCGAGATCATCGTGTGCCAGGGGCCTCCGCGCTGCCCATTGAACGGCGACGCCGCTGTGGCCGCGCAAAAGGCAGGCTGCGTCTGGTGTCGCCGTATCACAGTTCATTCCGACCATAGCGAAACAATAAAGGAACCGGGACAATGTTGAAGGCCGCACGCTGGGGCGACAACGATCACTATTTCGGGCCGTTCACGTGGTCCTACAGCAACTCGTATCCGCACTGGGCCGTCGTGTTGCGGTCACAGGCTGAAGAAGGCGGTGATGGCGGTCAATGCACACTCCGAATAAGCCTGCGGAAGGCAACGCTCATCGTTGTCCTTCCTGGCATTGTTCGCCCAGAGCGGAAGAAGGTCTTTCCTCAGTGGGACGCCGCGACCGTCCAGCGTCGCGGCCGCAATTGGTACTGGGACGTCACACCTCGCCAGTACGGCGTGAGCCTGAGCGACGGCCACTACACGGTCTATTACGGCCGCGTCACCCACGACAGTAGCACCGACCAGAACAAGGGCGGTTTCCTGCCGTGGACGCAGTGGCGGCATGTACGGCGTTCGCTCTACGGGCTCGATGGCCGCATCTTCGAAACCGTGCCCGAGCGCGCCGACTACGAGACATGGAAGGCGCTTGAGGATGCTTGCCCGGCGGCCCGCTTCTCGTTCGAGGATTACGACGGGAAGGTGATCCTCGCCACCACCCGAATCGAAGAGCGCGAATGGCACGCCGGAGAGGGCTGGTTCAAGTGGCTGTCGTGGTTCCGCCGCCCGAAGGTGCGGCGCACCCTTGATCTCTCATTCTCCGACGAGGTCGGCCCCGAGAAGGGATCTTGGAAGGGCGGTATGTGCGGCACCAGCATCGAAATGCTGCCCGGCGAGCTGCACGAGTCCGCGTTCCGCCGCTTCTGTGAGCAAGAGCAGCGCGCGAAAGGGCGCCGCTATCGCATCAAGTTCCTGATGGCGGTGCAGTGAAGCCTGTCCAGCCCACCCCCAAGAAGCCCCCGCCATACTTCCGGTGTGACTGGGAGATTGCCGACGCCTCTGCCCTGCAGGCGCTCGCGGCTGGCACGGCAGATCCCACACAACAGAAGCGCGCGATCGACTTCATCATCCGGAGAACGTCCGGCTACTACGACCTGAGCTTTCAACCGGGAATGCCCGACGCCATGTCCTTCATGGAGGGCCGGCGATTCGTGGGCGCGAAGATCGTGGAACTGCTGTCGATCAGCGTCCGCGACTTGCTGCAGAAAGAGCAGCGCAACAAAGGAACCTGAACGCTATGTCCAACGAACCGACGCCGGCTCCCTCGCCGGAACCCAGTCCGACGCCCAGTCCCGCGCCTGCGCCCAACCCGGCCCCCAGCCCAGCACCAGAGCCCGTACCGTCTCCCAACCCCGAGCCGGCACCGGAGCCCGCGCCGTCGCCATCGCCCGAGCCAGAGCCGGAACCCAAGGGCTACTGGCCCGAAGACTGGCGCGAGAAGATGGCCGAAGGGGACGACAAGTTCCTGGAGACCCTGAAGCGCTACGCCTCGCCGCTCGCCTTCCGCGACGCCTTCAAGGAACAGCGCAAGCTGATCAGCAGCGGGAAGCTGAAGCCCGCTCTGCCGGAGAACGCCACCCCGGAACAGCTTGCCGCGTGGCGGGCCGACAACGGCATCCCGGAATCGCCGGACAAGTACGACACGACCATTGCCGAAGGCCATGTCTGGGGCGAAGCCGACAAGCCGCTGATCGAGTCCTTCGCCAAAGCGATGCACGACGGCAACGCTTCGCCGGCCATCGTGAAGTCCGCCCTGAAGTGGTACGGCGACTTGCAGGCCAAGCAGGTCGAGCAGGCCCAGAATCTCGACGCCCAGTTCAAGAAGGACAACGTGGACGAGCTGCGGCAGGAGTGGGGCGCGGAATACCGCATGCAGGTCCGCGTCGTGGACGAGTTCTTCGAGAGCCTGCCGGATGGGCTGGGTGATGTCCTGCTGAACGCCCGCGACGCCGATGGCCGGCCGCTCGGTGCCAACGCTAAGTTCCTGCGCTGGGCAAACCAGATGCAGCGCGAGGTCAACCCGGTCGCGACGGTCCTTACCGGGGCCGGCGTCAACTCCCTGCAGTCGATGCAGTCGGAAATGGAGAAGATCGAAGCGGCCATGGGCGACCGCTCGTCCGAATACTGGACCGGCGAAAAGGTAACCGGCAAGGACGGCCGGACAGACACCAAGATGGCCCTTCGCTACCGCGAGCTTCTGCAGGCCAAGGAGCGCATGGGCAACAAGGCTGCGTAGGCAGTAAGGACCAGAGTTCTCGCTACATCACGAGTGGGCGTATTCTATGCCCACTTTCGACGCTATGGCCCCGAGCGACCATAGCCGGCGCCTCTAGAGGCCACCCCGGCGACTGCGAGTTTGGTCACCCCGACGCGGAGAGGTTCACCACCTTTTCATTTCGGAGCCTGCTCACATGAGCGACACAGCCTTCCAGACCCAGTACCGACAGGAGTTCGTCAAGGGGTTCGAGACTCGCGTCTCGCTGCTCCGCAAGACCGTCACGACCGAGGCCATGATCAAGGGCAACACTGCCACGTTCATGGTTGCGGATTCGGGCGGCGCGACCGCTGTCACCCGCGGCGTCAACGGCCTCATCCCCGGCCGCGCGGACAACCTGACCCAGCTCTCCTGCACGATGCAGGAATGGCATGACAAGGCCATCAAGACGAGCTTCAACGTGTTCGCGTCGCAGGGCGACCAGCGCGCGATCATGCAGATGACTACCATGGCCGTGGTCAATCGCAAGATCGACACCGACATCATCGGCGCGCTCGAAACCGGCACGCAGGACACGGGCGCCGCGGCGACCATGGACCTGAACCTCGCCATGCGCGCCAAGGTGATCCTGGGCAACAACAAGGTGCCGATGGACGGCAACGTCTTCGGCCTCATCACGCCGGCCGCCGAGGCCTACCTGATGCAGACGACCGAGTTCGCCAATGCCCAGTACGTGGACAGCAAGCCGTTCGAGCGCGACGGCGGTGCCTACACCACCTTCCGCTGGGCTGGCATCACATGGATCGTCCATCCGGAACTGACGGGTGTCGGCACCAGCGCCGAGAAGTGCATCGTCTATCACCGCTCCGCCATCGGGCACGCGCTCGATCGCGACAACATCCAGGCCCCCGTTGGCTACAACGAGGAGGATGACTACTCCTTCGCGCGCTGCACCGGCTTCTTCGGCTCGAAGCTGCTCCAGAACGCGGGCGTGGTGATCATCAACCACGATGGCAGCGGCTTCGCGGCCGAGTAACGGGAGACCAGATCCATGAGCTACAGCACCTCGAACCCTCCCGCCAAGATGACCGGCCCGCTCACGGGCGCCGGCCAGGTGTGGATGTATCGCTCGACCGACGTCGCGACGGACGTCGACGCCGCCGACTACTTCTCCAACGGCTCTGCTTTGGGGATGAAGGTCGGCGACGTCGTGATCGTCTGCGACACCGACACGTCGACCACAATGACCATCCACCGCGTGACGGCCGTTACGGCTGGCGGCGCGGCCACGGTCTCGACCACGGGCACGAACATCGCCTAGCCCGCAACCTGCGGGCTTCGATAGTCCCGCCGGCATCCGCTGGCGGGTAACTGGGATGCCGCCGCTGCTACCGCGTAGCGTTCCGTGGTGGTGGCGGCATTTCCACGTCAAAGGAGAACGCAGTTGATTCTACGCCCCCACCTCCTTACCGAAGCGCATTTCGGGCGCAAGGAATACCGCGTCACCCTGGAGCAGGGCACGCAGTACGAGGACATCTTCGATCCGTCTTTCTGGGCGCATGTGGCGCTGAAGCTGCGGGTCGACGACATCATCCAGATCAAGCCGGCGGACGGCTCGTGGTGGGCCGAACTGATCGTGCGCTCCAAGGGCCGCGTGTCCGTCGTGGTCGCGGAACTGCGCAAGGTCGACTTCGCCGATGCGAAGCAGTCGTCCGGTGACGAGGGCCAGTACGAAATCAAGTGGCGCGGCCCGAACGCCAAGTGGTCGGCGGTCCATCGCCAGACTAAGGCCATTGCCGTCGAAGGCCTCGACACCAAGGACGAGGTCATCGCCTGGCTGAAGAAGCCGCAGGCTCAGGCGGCCTAGTCCGCCGTGGCTACGGATCGTCTCGGCCTCTACAACGGCGCTCTCCGTGAATGCGGGGAGCGTCGTCTTGCGTCCCTGTCGGAGAATCGCGAGCCCCGCCGCGTTCTGGATGACATCTGGAACGGCGGGCAGGGCATCGTCGTGTTCGCCCTGCAGGCAAAGCAATGGCGGTTCGGGCGGCGTCTGGTGGAGATGACGCCGGAGACGGCCATCGAGCCTACCTTCGGCCGCCTGAACGCCTATGCGGTGCCGGACGACTGGGCCCGCACGTGCAAACTCTGTCAGGACGAGCGCATGGAAGTGCCGCTCCTGGACTACGAGGTAGAGGCCGGCTTCTGGTACACGGACCTGAACCCGATCTACCTCTCGTACATCAGCACGGATGAGAACTACGGCGGCAACATGACCCTGTGGCCGCCCAACTTCGTCCTCTGGGTGGAAACCCACATGGCGAGCCTGCTGGCGCCCCGCCTGATGGGCAGCGAGGAGAAGACGAATCGCCTGATCAAGCTGGCGACCATGCGCCTGAAGGAAGCGGCGTCGACGGATGCGATGGAGGACCCGACCAAGTTTCCGCCGCCGGGCTCGTTCGTCATGGCGCGGCGGGGAAATCGGTCCGGCTATCGCGACCGTGGCCCACGCGGCCGGCTGATCGGCTGACATGTCCGCCCTTCTGGCCTTCAACAGGGGTATGGTGTCGCCGCTGGCGCTGGCCCGCGTGGACCTGAAGCGACTCCAGCTTTCGGCAGAGATCCAGCGCAACTGGATGCCGCGCGCCATGGGCCCCATGATGCTGCGCCCGGGGCTGGGCTATGTGGCCTCGACGCGCAACGACTCGGCCTCAAGGAGCCTGGAGTTCGTCTACTCCGCCTCCGACACAGCCATCGTCGAGTTGACGGACGGCAAGCTGCGGGTACTGATCGACGACGTGGTGGTCCGCCGCCCGGCCGTGACCAGCAAGTTCAACCGTTGGAACGGCGCGGCTTTCGTCTCCAGCTCGGATACGGCCTCATCCTTCGTGGATTCAACGGACGTCGGCTACTGGCGCGACAATGACGAGAGCGGCGGCACGTCGGCCTTTGCCACGGGCGGGTATCTCTCGCTGACGGGAAATGGCAACGCTTCGGCCATCCGGGACCGTTCCATTGCTGTCGTGGAGACCAACGTCGAGCATAGCCTTGAGATCGTGGTCGCCCGCGGCTCGGTGGTGCTGCGCGTCGGCTCGACACAGGGGGCGGAAGACTATCTTTCCGACCGCACGCTGCGACAGGGGCGTCATAGCATCAGCGTGACCCCCACGGGTTCCACCATGTTCGTCCGGCTCTCGAACAGCCGGGACGTGGCCTCTTTGGTCGATAGCGTGACGCTGGGGCAGGCCGCGGCCGACATGGAAATCACCACGCCGTGGCTGGAGGCCGATCTCCAGCATGTGCGTTTCACCCGGATCAATGACGTGTTCTTCGTCGCCTGCGCCGGCCGGATGCAGAAGCGCATAGAGCGGCAGGGCTCCGACAGTCCGCGAAGCTGGTCGGTGGTCGACTACCTGTCCGACGATGGGCCGTTCCGCGATCTGAACACCGGCCCCGTGCGCCTCAAGGGTTCGGCGCTGACGGGCGACATCACGCTCACGGCCGAACGCGCCTTCTTCAAGGAAACGCACGTCGGGGCGCTATTCTCTCTGCCGTCGGCCGGGCAGGAGGTGAGCCGGAACATCCTGGCGGAGGATACGTGGTCCGCCCCCATCCGTGTGACCGGCGTCGGGGCTTCGCGCAGCTTCATCATCGAAATCACGTCCGCGACCTTCACCGGCACCACGACCGTTCGCGTGCAGCGATCCGTTGCCGAGCCGGGCGATTGGACGGACGTGTCGGGCCTCTCATGGACCGGCAATGCCGGGCCAAGCCCACACGGCGACGGGCTGGACAACCAAATCATCTATTACCGCATCGGCGTGAAGTCCGGCGAGTTCACGCCCGGCGACGACATCACGGCCAATCTGACCTTCTCCTCCGGTTCGATCACGGGCATCGTCCGGGTGACCGGCTACACGTCCAGTACCGAAGTCTCCGCTCAGGTCCTGCAGGCACTGGGCAAAGCCGACCAATACACACAGGACTGGCGCGAAGGCGATTGGTCCCCGCGCCGGGGCTATCCCTCCGGCGTCTGCGAGGAGGGCGGTCGCCTGCACTGGCAGGGCAAGGGCTTCGCCTGGGCCTCCGTGCCCGATGCCTTCGACAGTTTCGACGACACGGTGGAAGGCGACAGCGCCCCGATTCGCCGCTCGCTGGGCGAGGGCGCTACGGACAATGTCAACTGGTCGATCAGCGCCGGAAATCTGTTCCTGGGGCTGGAAGGGCTGGTCTCCGTCGTCAAATCCTCGTCCCTCGACGAGCCACTGACGCAGGCAAAGTTCGGCATCAAGCCCATCGGCGACATGGGCACCGCTTCGATTCCCGCCGTGCGCATCGACACGTCCATCGTCTTCGTAGGCGACAATGAGACCCGCGTGTTCGAGATCGCCCCGGAGCCCGGCTCCTACAGCTACGGCACGCCGGGCGACCTGACGGCACTGGTTCCTGAGATCGGTAACACCGGCTTCGTGCGCCGCGCATTCCAGCGGTATCCGGACCGCCGCCTGCATCTGGTCCGCGCGGACGGCACGGTGGCCGTCATGATTTTCGACAAGCTGGAGAACGTCACCTGCTGGGTCGAGGTCGAGACGGACGGGTTCGTCGAAGATGTGGTCGTCCTGCCGGGCGCGCCGGGCGCCAAGCGCGAGGATCGCGTCTATTACACGGTGCGGCGGGTGATCGACGGAGTGACCAAGCGGTTCCATGAGAAATGGGCGACCGAAGCGCAGGCGCAGGGTGGCGCCGACAACCGGATTGCCGACTGCCATGTCACCGGCACCCTGAGCGGCACGACGTCGATCCCCGTGGCGCACCTGGAAGGCGAGACCGTCTGCATCTGGGGGAACAGCAAGGACCTGGGGACGGCGACTGTGTCGAGCGGGACTGTCACGGCACCGGAAGCCATCACCGGGGCCTACTGCGTCGGGTTGCCCTACACCGCCCGCTACAAGAGCGCGAAGCGGGCCCTGTCCGATACCGGGGCGATGCTGCTCACCGAGAAGAAGAGGATCACCGGCCTTTCGCTGGTGCTGGCGAACACCCATGCGCAAGGGCTCCAGTACGGCGAGGACTTCGACAACCTGGACGATCTGCCTCTTGTGGAGGAGAGCGCCGACGTCGACGGCAATTACATCTGGTCCGAGTACGATCAGGACGCCTTCCCGCTTGACGGGACATGGAAGACCGATCCACGCCTCTGCCTGCAGGCCACAGCGCCGCGTCCCTGCACGGTCATGGCCGCAAAGATGAAGGAGGTCTCGTGATGAGTCCCGAGATCGTGCCGGCCACCCCGGAACTCGTGGAGGCCTATTACGGCAAGCGGCCGGGCCGGACCTTCCGTGGCTATATCGCCCTGCTGGACGGCAAGCCCGTGGGCCTCGCCGGCATCTACGACGACGACGGTTATCGAACCGTGTTCGGGGACATCGCCCCGGAACTGCGGCCCTACCGCAAGACGCTGGCCAAGGGCGTCCAGATCGTGCGGCGCCTGATGGCCGAACAGGAGGCGCCCGTCTATGCGGTCGAGGATCCGGACGAGCCCACGGCCCCGGCCCTGCTGGCAAAGCTGGGCTTCATCCCGACCGGCCGCGAGATCGAGGATGGCAAGATCATGGTGAGGCCGCGATGATCCATTCCGACAAGATCAGGGACGTGACCCTCCGCCCGGACGAGCGCGGGCGATGCTTCACCGGCCTCGAAATCGCAGCCATCGCAGGTGCGGTCAGCTCCGTGGCCGGCATCGGCATGTCCATCGCGGGTGCGGCGCAGCAGAGCGAGGCCCAGCGGCAGGCCGGCGACATTGCCTATCAGAACGCCCTGCTGAGAAATCAGCAGGCACAGGAAGAAGCCAAGCGCCTGGAGGCCAAGGCCAACGCCGATCAGGCAGCGGCGCAGCGGCAGGCGATCGAGGAACGTCGCAAGGCCGATATCCTGGCGGGTCGCGCCAAGGCGGTCATGGCCGCGTCCGGGGCCGGCGTCGACAATTCGATCCTCGACGGCATTTTGGCTGAGGGACAGTACGGTTTCGATACCGCGCTCTATGAGGGCGACACGCGAGCGCAGTCGGCTCGCTACGACGCCAGCCTTCGTAAGTGGGAGGGCGAGACGGGCGTGCAGCAGGGCGCGTACCGTAAGGCCGCGTTGAACAGTCAGGCCGATAGCACCATGACCAGTGGAATCCTCAAGGCGGGCCTCCAGCTCGGTTCAATGGCCGCAGGCTCCATCGCCTCGAAGTATGGCGGAGGGGATTACGTGCCTGTATCGCGGTCGACCGCGCAATCCAAGTGGGACGCTTCTCTGAGTGGGCTTGAAATCTGATGGCTGTGTTCCCTACCAGCGCAGACATGCGCCGCCCGGTCCCGAGGGTCGACGGCGTCGCTGCCTATCGTACCGGCCGAGCCGCAGAATATGGCGCGGAGGGCGCACAGGCTACCTATCAGCAGGGGCAGAACAACCAGCAAACTGGCGCTGCGCTCATGTCGATGGGCGAGCAGCTTGATGTTGCTGCCGCGCAAGAGGCTATCACCCAGTTCCGGGCCAAGAAGCAGGAGTTGACCTACGACCCGGAGAAGGGCTACCGGGCAATCAAAGGCGGTGACGTCCTGAAGCAGGGACCTGACGGCAAGCCGCTTCTCGATGGGCTGCCGGCTACGCTGCAGGCGCAGGCGGATGAACTCTCCAGCAAACTGATCTCGCCGCGCGCCAAGGCGCTATTCCAGAGCGCCGCGTCGAAGGAGACGGAGACATTCAAGCGCGGCTTGCTTGACTATATGGGGGCGCAGACGGAGGCCTTCAAAGCGCAGGCCTACAAGAATGCGCAGACGGGCTTTCAGAACAGTGCGGCACAGGCGGAAACCCTCTCGGAAATCGAGGGTTTTGCCGATCAGGCCTACAAGTCGACGTTGACGCGCGCTGCGGTACTGGGGATCGACGGCGAGGAAATGGCGAAGGGAGCGCGGTCGGACGTCCTGAAGATCGCGCTGACGAGACGCATTCAGTTGGGGGACGACTCCGCCATCGGCCTGTTCGACCGCTGGAAGGATAAGCTCGACGCCAAGGACCTGCTGACCATCGAATCGGCGATCAAGACCATGCGCGAGGGAGTGACGGCGCGCGGGCAGGCCCAGGCTCTTCTAGATAATACCTATGATGGCCGGACTCGTGCTTACGAGAGCGGGCAGATGGAACCGAACCGGATGGGCTCGGGTGCTTTCGGGCCCTATCAGTTCATGCCGGCGACATGGTCTGATCTGCGGTCAAAGCACCCCGACCTGAACCTGCCGGCCGACATGACCAAAGCGACGCGTGAACAGCACGACGCCGCGCACGAGCGGTTCAAGGCCGGCAATGCTGCCAGCCTCCGCGCGGCTGGGTTGGAGGCGACGCCGGCCAATCTGTACTTGGCACATCGGTTCGGTAGCGAGGGCGCAGTTGCGGTGTTGCGAGCCAACCCGAACGCGCCGCTGTCGTCTGTCCTTCCGGCTAAATGGCAGGAGCAGAACCCTGATATGCGCGGCCAGACGGCGGGCAGTTTCCGGGCCTATGCCGAGCGCCGCTATGCTGGCGTGACGGATATCGGCCTGAAGGTCGACCCCCTGCAGGCCAGTGTCAACCGAGCTACGGGAGTCGAGCCTCCAAAAGACGGCCCGCAGTACATGGACACGCGTCAGATGCTGCTGGACGCCGATACCGCCTATGACGCGGCCACAAGGCGCAACAACGAGATTAACGCCACGAATGAAGCCCAGCGCCGGGCGACGCAGTCCCAACTTGACCTGAACCTTGCGGCCCAGAAGCGCCAGATTGAAATGGCGAAGCTCAATCTGGAAATCGCCGTAGACAAGTGGATGACGACCGGGGGGCCGGGTGGCACGTCTGCGACGCAGCGTCCACCGCCGGAAATCTGGAACCAACTCTCCTACCAGAAGCAGCAGTCCATCGACGCGACCATTGCCCACAACGCGAAGGGTTCGGACGTCGTGACAGATCAGCAGGTCTGGTATGAGATACAGCAGGGCCTGACGAGCGCCGACCCGGCGACTCGTGCCCAGTGGGCCAACAAGCCCCTCTGGGAATACAAGCGATTCCTGTCCAACAGCGACTTTCAGGAACTGTCGAAAATCCAGTCGACGGCGCGGGCCGGTGATCCGAACAAGGAGCTGACGCGCATCCTGACCACGAATCAGATGGTCGACGACACGCTGCAGACGCTGGGCGTAAAGATCGGCCAGTCCGCCACCACGAGCGATGCGGAGAAGGCCAACAACTTCCGTCGGCTTGCGCAGCAACAGATCACGGCATTCGAGGTCGAGCAGAAGCGCAAGGCGACGCCGGAGGAGCAGCGCAAGATCATTGATCGTCTGGCGATGCCGACGTTCCTGAAGAAGGGAACGCTTTGGGGCGAGGTCACCAAGCCGGCGTATGAGGTCACGGTTGGCGATATCCCCGCCAGCGAGCGGGACAAGATCGTCGAGGCGCTGAAGTCGGTCGGTCGCCCCGTGACCGATGACGCGATTGTCGATCTCTACCGCCGCAACCCTGCCAACGCGCGCCCCAAGAAATGACCGATATCAGCATCGCGGCACTCGACGAACCGACAACCGACCTGCAGGTGGCGGAAGCGCCGCGCAACGAATATCTCGACCTGGTGCAGCAACCGGCGGCCAGCCCCGTCCAGCCGGCCGCCAATCCCTATGTCGACATCTTGCGGCAGGGCGACGCCGAGCGCGAGACCCGATTGCGGGCAACGGCGCTTGGCACTCAGGGATCGTCGCCTGACGTGGCGGCGAAGGCTCTTGCTCTCTCGCGCAAGACCGGCCTGCCCGTCGATATGGTCGAACGCAACCTGCCGGAGGTCGAGACCAAACAGAAGGCGAACGAGTATGCCGATCTCCTGAAGCGCGCGCCCAAGATGGCGGACTGGCTGGCACAGGACCCGGTCAACGCCAAGGTCATGCCACAGGACGACGTCGAAAAGCTGGGCTTCGTCGAGTGGACGGTGAACGAGCTGTACCGGCCTTATCTGTCGCAGCAGGCTTCCTCGAACCTGGCGGGCGTCAAGGTAGCGACCCGCCGGCTGTCCGAGCTGGAAGCGGCTCTCGGCCGGCAGAATCGCGGCGAATACCTATCGCCCTTCGACAAGGAAATGATTCGGCAGGAGCCCGAGATCCGCGACGCTATGCGCGGCTTCATCATCCAGTATGGCATGCAACGGGAGGAGAAGTTGCAGGCGGCTGCGGCCCTGCCGGAACTGCCGGTCATCAAGGAAATGCAGAAAGCCGGCGAGGCAGGCGACTGGGGCGGGGTCTTCTCGGCACTGATGAAGGACCCTGTCCGCGCGGCCTATGTGATCGCCTTGCAGGGCAGCGCCATGCTCCCTTGGCAGATTGCCGGCTATGCCGCGGGCGGTATTCCCGGTGTGTTCGCTACGTCCTTCGGGCTTGAATACATGGGGGCCGTCGAGGATGCCCTGAAGCAGTCCGGGGTGAACACGCAGGACCCGACGCAGATCGTGGCGGCGTTCGGCGATGCCGACCTGATGGCGAAGGTCGAGAGGCAGGCGGCGACCAAGGCGTCCGTGATCGGCGCGTTCGACGCGGCCTCGATGCGACTGGCGCGCGTGCCGCTAGGGGTAGGGCGGACCGCCGTCACTCGCACGGCAACGGACATTGGATCTCAGATGCTCGTGCAGGGCGCGATGGGCGGGGCCGGCGAGGCGCTAGGCTCTGTTGCCGCCGGCATGAAGGTCGACCCGTTTGCTGTGGTTTCCGAGGTGATTGGAGAGTTCGGCTCCGGACCGGCGGAAGTCGTGGGTGCCCGCTGGGGCCAGGCCGTCCGGCAGGATGCGACCGCTCGGGAGTTGGAACAGTTTCGCGCCCTGTCGCCGTTGGCGAAGATAGCGGTCGGTCAGGCCATGATGGTCGACCGATTGATAGAGCAGGTAACGAACACCAAGATCGCGTCGCTCTCGCCGGAGAAGCTGCAGGACTTCATCAGCAGCGTGACCGATACCGCGCAGAGCGTGTTCGTTCCGGCATCGACGCTCGCCAGCTACCTGCAGGACATGACAGGGCTGCAGGCGCAGGAGTTCGTCGACAGGCTGGGTATTGCCGAGCAGATCGAGCGCGCCCGTGTGACCGGCGAGGATATCGCGATCCCCCTGTCGACCTACATCGTCAACGCCAGCGAGGCTCACAAGGCGTGGCGCGAGGATATCCGGACGGAAGTCGATGGCTTCTCGGTCAAGCAGGCTCAGGAATGGGAGAAGGCCAAGGCGTCTGAACTGAAGGCGCTGCAGGACCGATTCGAGGAGCATGTGCGCTCGGGTATGCCGCCGGACCCGCAGGGCGTTGTCTACCAGCAAGTTCTCGAAATGGCGAAGGCCAACGGCTACACGAACGACGTTGCGGCCCAGCATGCCGCGCTTTATGCCGCTCGCTATGCCGCTCGCGCGGCCCGCAATCCGAACCTCTATGCCGACGCGCTGGATGCCTTTGAAAAGGCGGGTTCCGGCAAGGGCATGCGTATCCAGACGATGCTGGCGGACGGGACGAGGGTCATGGGCCCGGACGTCCTCGATACCATGCTGGACAGCCTACGGTCGGGGAAGGACCCGGTGCGGCTGCCCAAGATGGCCAAGCCCGCCAAGCCGGTCGGTTCCGCTCAGGATGCGTCCATCCTGAAGGCGGCGCGTCGCCTCGCCCGTGGCTTGACGCCGGAGAAGCCGGTCAAGAAGCCGCAGTCCCTGACGGAGTTCGTGCGCAAGGCTGGCGGCCTGAACATCCTAGCCAGTGAGGCGGGCGACATCCGCGCGGCCGATCTCGCCAAGATCCCCGGCCTCCTGCAGAAGAAGGGGAAGGGCAAAGGCCAGTCGGCCGACATTCTGGCTCAGGCTGCCATGGACGCAGGCTTCCGCTTCGGGCCGGAAACGCAGTACGGCAGCGGCGTCGATGTGGATGCCTTCATCAAGGCGCTGGAAGCCGACGCGACGGGCCGGTCCAAGGTCTATCCGGACGATGCCGATACGGCGGCGTTTCAGGCGCAGCAGGAGTATTTCGACGAGTTCTTCCGCTGGCTGAAGGACGATCTGGGCTGGGAGCCGAAGGGACGCACGCCGGAGGAGATTGCCGACTTCCTGCGCAAGGATGACACGACGCAGCGCCTGATGGTGCTGGCCGAACGTGTCGAGGCGCTGGGCCCGGACAGTGAAGAGGCGATGCATCTCGACCGCGAACTTCAGCGCATTGCCGACGAATCGCTGGAACGGCTGGCGGACGAGTACGCCGAACGCGACGCGGCCATGATGGCCGACGTTGACGAGGCCGATCCGGAAGCGGACACTGCCTCTCTTGCGCTGGACGAATGGGAACGACTGCATGACGACATCCAAGCAACTCTCGACCCTGCGGAGCCGCTTGTCGGAGGAATTGGCGAAGGAGGATCTTCCGGGCGCGGCGCGCAAGGAACTGGCGGCGATCCGGCTGGCGACGGACCTGCGCCTCAAAATCCGCGAGAAGCAGCCCGCGCTCGGCGAGACCAAGCACTAAAGAAGTTTCAGGCCGACCGCCGGCAGCTTGCCGACGTTCTGGACAGCCTCGGGCTCGACATCGCCAAGATGTCGAACGCGCAGATTCGCGCGGTGCTGGAACGGGAGATTGGCGGGCGGACGCTAAATCAGCCCGTCTATCACGGCTCCCCGCACATCTTCGACAAGTTCACGCTGGACAAAATCGGCACGGGGGAGGGAGCCCAAGCCTATGGCTGGGGGTTGTACTTCGCGGGCAACAAGGCGGTTGCTAAGTATTATCGCGAGGCGCTGAGCAACAAGGAAATTGCTTATAAGGGAGTTTCTGTCCACGCGATTCGTAACCTCGCCGTGAGGTCGGCGGTCGAGAGTGTCCGGCATTATATAAAGACCGAGGGTCTGGAACCGGCGGCGGCTATCAAGAAGGCTGCGGACCTCGCGACGACGGATCGCTTGCGTGAAAATATCGAGGCGCTGAAGGCTGGCGACATTAAGGTAAATGACGGCCGCCTCTACCACGTCGAGATCCCCGACGATGGTGCGTATCTGAATTGGGACAAGCCGCTCAGTGAGCAGTCACCGGAGGTGCGGAAGGCGCTCGAAAAGCTGGGCATCAAGCCGGCGAAACTCCCGACGATTCGCGACCCGCTGCTGCGAAACATCGTCAAGCGCGCTATGGCGGCCGACGAAGGCAAAGTTAGCGAGATCGCGCTGACGGTCAACAATGACGCCATGCTCTACAAGCTGGCGCAGCAGGCCGCAGGCGCAAAACGCTTGGAACAGCGCGACATGTCGCCGGGCGAGTGGGTCGAGGAGCAGGCGGCAGAGTTCATCGCGGCGGCGAAGGCGGCGCAGGAGAACACTGGCGAGCAGATATATCGCCGTCTCTCCGGTGATGCGCTTACTGAGCGCGAAATGCTGCAAAAGATGCTGCGGGACAAGGAGGCAAGCGGAGACACTCGACCATTTGCTGATATCCGTGCCCGTCTCGGGGTATTAGAAAATCCAGACAGGGCGGCGTCTCTTGCTCTGCGCGATGCCGGTATTCCCGGTATCCAGTACCTTGACGCTGGCAGTAGGTCACAGGGCGAGGGGCATCACAACTACGTCCTATTCGACGACGCACTTATCGCCATCCAGCAGTATGAGCAGGAAGCCCGCGGCCAGATCACCTTTGGCGACAACGCGGCCATCATCCAGCTTTTCCAGACGCGCGACCTGTCCACGCTGGCCCACGAGTCCGGCCACCTGTGGCTGGAGGAATTGGCCTTCGATGTGAAGCACGTCGGCGCGGGTGAGCAGGCCAAGGCGGACTGGCAGACGGTTCTCGACTTCGTGGGCAGCACGGACGGCTACATCACCCGCGAGCAGCACGAGCTGTTCGCGCGGGCGTTCGAGACCTACCTGATGGAAGGCAAGGCCCCCAGCGAGGGGCTGCGCGGCGTGTTCCGGCAGTTCCGCAACTGGCTGGTCTCGATCTACCGGAACCTGCGCAACCTGCAGGCTCCGATCTCCCCGGAAATGCGGGCGGTATTCGACCGCCTGCTGGCGACGGACGAGGAGATCGAGGGTGCCCGCAATACCCAAGGGCTCAATCCGGTGTTCAAGGATGCCAAGTCGGCCGACATGACGGAAGCCGAGTTCGCGGCCTACACCAAGCGCGCAACGCAGGTCGTCGATGAGGCGGAGCAGCGGGTTCTCGACAAGGTCATGGTCTCGATCCGCCGCGAGCGGACGAAAGAGGTCGCCAAGGAGAAAGCCCGGATCAGGGCCGAAGTGACCGACGAAATGATGGCGGAGCCGGGGCAGGCGGCGCTCCACCTGCTGCGCAAGGGCAAGCTCTATTCCGGAGAGACGCCGGAAGTGCTGACCGGGGCGAAGCTGTCACGCAACGCGCTGGTGGAAATGCTGGGCGAGGCGGGCCTTGCCAACCTGCCGCCGGGCATCTTTGCCGAAGAGGGGATTGACCCGGAGGTGCTGGCGCAAGCGGTCGGGCTGGGCAATGGCGTCGAGCTGGTCGATCGGCTGATGCAGATACAGGCCGAACAGAACGCCATGCGCGCCAAGGGCGACAACCGCTCGATGCTGGCGGCCCGGATCGCAGAGGAAACGCAGAAGCGCCTGACGGACACGCTGGGCGACCCCCTGAACGACGGGAGCATCGAAGCCGAGGCCATGGCTGCCGTGCATTCCGACAAGCAGGGCGCGCTGATGTCGACCGAGTTGAAGGTGCTGGCGCGCAAGGCCAAGCAGTCCGGCGCGATCTCCCTGGCGGATATCGAGGATTGGGCCGCACAAACCATCGCGGGCATGTCCGTCTATCAGGCGACGCAGCATGCCAAATACCAGCGGGCCGAACGTATGGCCGGGCAGAAGGTCCAGCGGGCGCTGATCAAGGGCGACTTCGTGGCGGCTTTCAAGGCGAAGCAGGACCAGATGGTCAACTTCGCGCTCTACCGCGAGGCCAAAAAGGCGGCCGACGACGTCGATGGCATCCGCAAGCTGGCGGACCGCTACGGCTCGGCCGCGACCATCAAGAGCATGGATCAGGGCGCGCTGGAACAGATCCATCAGGTCTTGGAGGAATACGACTTCAAGAAGCGCAGCGGCTCTCTGCTGGCCGAACGCACGACGTTTTCGATGTGGGCGGCGGAGCAGGCGGCGGCCGGTTTCGAGGTGATCGAACCGCCACGGCTGAAGGGTGCCGGCCTGCGCCACTATTCCCAGATGACCGTCGAGGAAATCCGGGGCGTCGGCGACACGATCAAGCAGATCGCCCATATCGGCCGCTGGAAGCAGTCGATGATCGACGCCGGCAAGAAGCGCGATTTCGAGGCGCTGGTCAACGAGGCCGTCGAGACGATCGAACGCCAGCCGCAGCGGGGCGTGAGCCAGATGCGCCGCGGCACCAGCCGCCTGCAGGACGTGCTGGGCGATGTCGGTTCCTGGTTCCGGAGCGTCGATTCCGCGCTCCTGAAGATGGAGACCATGTTCGAGTGGCTGGACGGCGACAAGACCGGCCGCGGCGTGTTCGGCCGCTTCTTCCGCCGGGTGGCGGATGCGCAGGTCAAGGAACGCGACCTGCAGAAGGACCTAGCCACCAAGCAAAAGGCTATATTCGACAAGGTCCCGCGCGAGCAGACGGCCCTGTGGGGAACGCAGCACGTCGTCGAGGAGTTGGGGGGGATCAAGCTCAACAAGAGCCAGATGATCGCGGTCGCGCTCAACATGGGCAACGCCTCGAACATGCAGAAGATGCTGCAGGGCGAGAAGTGGTCGGAAGAGGCGGTCCGCGCCATGCTGGACAAGCACCTGACGGCGGAGGAATGGCAGTTCGTCCAATCGACGTGGGATTTGATCGATTCGCTGTGGCCGGAGACGGAAGCGCTAGAGAAGCGCGTCAACGGCGTGGCGCCGCCCAAGGTCGAGGCCGTTCCGGTTGAGACCCGGTTTGGCACGCTGCGCGGCGGCTACTATCCGATGGTCTACGACAAAGCGGGCGACGTGAAGGCGGACCGGATCGCCGCCATGGGGGCGGAGGGCCTGTTCGATCCTGAGTACCGCCGGGCCTCTACCCGCGCCGGCTCGACCAACAAGCGCGTCGAGGGCTTTAATGCCAAAGTGCTGCTGTCGCTCAACGTGATCGGCTCACACCTGAACGAGGTGGCCCATGACCTCGCCTTCCGGGAAGTGGTCATGGACGGCTACAAGTTCCTGTCGAACGACAAGGTGCGGGAGGCCATCCGCGGCGCGCTGGGGGCCGAATACGAGAAGCAGACGTTGGTCTGGCTGAAGGCTGTGGCCAACGAATGGGCGCTCGATCGCCGCGGACTGGAGGGGATCGACAAGTTCTTGCAGACGGCGCGGGCCAATACCGCCATCGTCGGTATGGGCTTCCGGATCTCGACCATGCTCTCGCAGACGGCGGGCTTCGCCAACTCGGTCCAGCGGCTGGGCTCCGCGAGCATGCTTCGGGGGATGCGTGACTTCTACCGCGACCCGGCGGGCATGGTGGCCGTGGTCCACGAGAAGTCGGGTGAAATGCGCAACCGGGCGAACGACCTGGAGCGCGATATCCGGCTGGCGCTGAAGCGCATGGAGGGCCGGGATTCGCCGCTCGACAATGTCCGGCGCTTCGCCTTCCGGGGGATCGCCCTGTTCGATGCGGCGGTGTCACTGCCGACCTGGACGGGCGCCTATCACAAGGGCCTGCGCGAGGGCATGAGCGAGGCGGAAGCCGTGGGCTATGCCGACAAGATGGTCCGCGATACGCAAGGCGCGGGCTCAGTCAAGGACCTGTCGGCCTTCCAGCGTGGCAGCGAAGCGATGAAGCTGCTCGGCATGTTCTATTCCTACTTCAATGTGTTCTACAACCGGCAGCGCAGTCTGGTTCGCGATGCTCGTGCGGCCGACTCGTTCTCCGATTACATGGATGTCGTCGCGCAAGGCTTCTGGCTGCTGGTGGTGCCGACCCTGCTGGGCGCTTTGCTCTCCGGGCAGGGGCCGGAAGATGATGAGGAATGGTGGACCTGGGCCGCTCGCAACGTTGGCTTTGGTGTGTTCGCGGGCATTCCTTGGGCACGCGACATCGCGAATGCCGCCAGCAATGAGATCGCGGGCAAGAGCTTCGGCGGGGCCAAGCTGTCGCCCGTGCAGGGCATCGGCGAGGGCACGATCCGGCTGTTCAAGGATGCGGCGAAACTGGTCGAAGGCAAGGAAACCTCCAGGACGTCGATAAAGAACACCTTCAACGTCGTGGGCCTGTTCACGGGCCTGCCGTTGGGTCAGGTCGGTGCATCGTCGCAGTTTGTCTGGGACGCGCTGGTCGAGGAAACGCAGGATCCGGAAGGACTGCTCGACTGGCTGAAGGGGTTGGCCTATGGGCCGGAACGCAAGAAGTAGGGCCTCAGTAGGTCGTGCAGTTGATGTAGCCGCCGAAGCTCGTGCAGTTTGTCTGCTTCGGCATGTTGGCGGCGCTCGCAGCTATGATCGACTGCAGTCGTTGCACCTCTGCTTGGTGGGAGGCATTCAGGTCTCGGCGGATGGAAGCCATTTCGGCGGTCAACTTGCTGTCCCGCTCAGAGACGATGATATCCCGCTCAATGTTATATTCACCCCATGTGACCTGACGGCTGATGAGTCGGGCCATGTTGTTGTCCAGACGCGAGAAGGATGCCGAGAAAATGGCGGCGGTGTTGGGGCTGACCTTGCGGGCAGCGGCGAGGTCGATTTCCCGGCAACGGGCCGCGTAGGGGAGTAGGGCCTTGATGTCGGCGATTTCGGCGGGGGTGGCCTTTTGGGTGTCGGCTTTTGCTTCGACGGTCAGGGCGAGCTTGCCGGCCAGTGCCTGAGCGGCGGGAGTCTGGCGCATCTCCTCGATACAGGCGCGGCGTGCATCGTTGCGCTCGGCCACGGTATCGTTGATCCTCTTGCTCTCGACCTGTGCGGCAGTCGAGCAGCCAGCCAAGACAAGCGCCCCTAATAGGGCGAAAATCTTCCGCATCGTCAATCCTCCCCGAGCCCCGCGGTATTTAAGGCGGGATTCCCCGGCTTTTTCAAGGGGCGCCGCCAGTAAGGACCGGACCCCAGCCCATCACCCCGCCGGGCGTAAGATGCAGCCTCGTCCTGTGTCCGAGGCTGGAGTGTAGCGTATGGGTGCCACAGATCGCCGTCTGGGCGTCATAGGGGGCGCGGCCTTCAAGGTGCCGTGCCGCGCCGCGACCACGGCGAATATCACGCTGAACGGCCTCCAGACTATCGACGGGGTGTCGCTGGCATCGGGCGACCGGGTACTGGTGAAGAACCAGTCCACGGCCTCGCAAAATGGCATCTACACGGCCGATTCGGGCGACTGGTCGCGGGCCAGGGATTTCAACGGCCCGGGCGATGCCGTGAAGGGTACGCTCGTTCTGGTGGTCGAGGGCAGCGTCAGCGCGTCCACGGTCTACCAGCTCACGACGTCGTCGCCGGTCATTGGCTCGACCAGCCTCACCTTTGCCGTCACGGGCACGCCGGCTCTGGCCTATGCCTCGGCCTTCATCCAGACGCTGCTGGACGATGCGAATGCGGCGGCGGCACGGGCCACGCTCGACGTCCGCTCCGTGGCAGAGTCCGTCCCGGCGACCCTAACCACGGCGGGGGACATTCTCAGCCACGATGGGTCGGTCTATATCCGCGTTCCCCGCGGCGATTCCGACCAATATCTCGGCGTCACGGGAACCGCGCTGGCGTGGAAAGACCTGATTATTGACCTCACCACGGCTCAGGTGACGGGCGTTCTGCCTCGCGCCAATGGCGGGTTCACGCCGTCGCAGATCACGGCGTCGCTGGGCGCGGACGTGAACACGACGGCGACCGGAACCTACTTCGACGGGCCGTCAATCGCTCAAGGCTCAAGCGGCACGTGGCTCGTGAGCGGGAGCGTCACCATCATCAACACGGTGGGCGGCGACAATGTGAACGTGAAGCTGTGGGACGGAACCAACGTTATCGCCAGTGCGGCCGTCGCTCTCGTCTCGGTCTCCGGCACATATCGCGCCAACGTCCACCTTTCAGGAATCGCCGTTTCGCCGGCCGGCAATCTCCGGATCAGCGTATCGCCTGCGTCGCGCACGGACGGGGCCATTGCCTTCAACCAGAGCGGCAACTCCAAGGACTCGACCATCTCCGCCATCCGGATCGCATGACCACCACCGACCGTCTCCGCATCCTGAACGGGCTGGGCGTCAAGACTCCTGTCGTCTGCTGCACGACCGGGAATGTCACGCTCTCGGGCCTTCAGGTCATTGACGGCGTGCAGCTTGCGGCGGGAGACCGGGTGCTGGTCGACAAGCAGACGGACGAACAGGAAAACGGCATCTATGTCGCCAAGTCGGGCAACTGGGCCCGCGCCCTGGACCTCCTGACGGAAGACGACGTTGCGGCGGGCACCCTCGTCTATGTCGCCTCCGGGACCCTGTATGGCGACGTTCTGTTCCGGCTCGACCCGCTCTAGCCAGTAAGGACCAGAGGACGGGGCTCAACCTCTCCGAGCGTATAGTTGCCATGCCCCGTGTAGCGTTTGGGAGTGGCACATGAGTTCGCCGAATAATGCGTTCAAGACGTATCGCAACCTGTCTACCACGGGTGCGACCGCCGAGACAGGCATCCTGTCCTGTGCGGTGGGCATGCACCGCGGCGGCGGTGTCCAGCTTCTCGGCACCTTCACGGCAACTCTCCAGTTCGAGGAAAGCCTCGACGGCGGTACCACCTGGATCGCCAAGACCGTCTACCCGGCGGGCGGAGGGGCGGGCGTTACCTCGGCCACGGGAACGGGGCAGTGGAAGTTCGCGAACGGCGGCAGCACTAATTTCCGGGTGCGCTGCTCGGCCTTCACGAGTGGGCCTGTCGCTGTCGCCCTGACGTTGACGGAGGGCGTCGACCCACAGGCGCAGCCCGCGCGGGTGATCGATCCCGTTACCGGCGCCTCTCTCACCTGGGAAAGCAGCTATGTCCGCCTGACCGATAGCGGCGCGGTCAAGTCCGGCGCGGGCGTTCTCGACCGCATCGCAGTCAGCGCGGCGGGCTCGACCATCACCATCAACATCTATGACAACACGGCGGGATCGGGCACGCTGATCTTCGGGCCTTATGTGCTGGTGGCGGGGGCGAGCATCGCCATGGGCGCCGCCTTCGGGACGGGCTGCTACATCACTTTCAGCGCAACGACCGGCACGCCCAGCCTGACGGCCTTCTATCGATGAGCCTCGCCCGCGAACGCTTCCGGCGGGGACGGGCCGTTTCATGGACGCCGTGGAACATCCCCCGGTCGATCCTCGCTGGCTACTGGTCTGCGGCCGATCACGGCACGGGTCTGATGACCGATGACGGCGCCGGTCTGATCTCCGCATGGGCGGATCGGACCACGGGGAAGACCGTCACGGCGACCACGACGGCCCGCCCGACGTGGAGCGCGACGGGCTTCTGTGGGGCCTATCCCGCCCTCGTGGGCGACGGGACGGCCAACACCATGGCGATGGCCAATACGACCGGCCTGCCCACGGGATCGACGCCAGGCGCCCTCCTCGTGCTGGGGCAGAATACGAATCCGGCGGCCGTCGGCAGGCATGCCGTCTCTTATGGAGGCGCCGCCAACTCTCACCGTCGGCTGGCGGTTCTAAGCACGGGCGCGATCGTCGCCAGTGACGGCACGACGGCGGCGACCTCGTCTCGGTCATGGTCGGAGCCGAGCATCGGCGTCGGCTACTGGTCCGGGACAACGGAGTGGGTGCGCGCCAACGGCCTTCAGTCGGCCGATGCGACAATTTCGTCGCTCAATACGAGCACGACGCGCACGCGGTTCTTCAGCTCGAACACGTCCACGGCGGCGAATTTCTGGGCTGGCCCCCTCGTGGAAATCATCATCCTTGCCAACCCGACCATCGACCTCATCCAGAGGATCGAAGGGTATTGGGCGTGGGCCTATCCGCTCGCGGGCATCGTCGCGCAGCTCCCGTCCGAGCATCCCTTCAAGGCGGGTTCGCCGTGATCCGCACTCAGTCTTTCGTGGGGCAGTTTGGCCTTCCGGTTCCGATCAAGCAGGAGCAGATGACCAACCTCTCTGCCGCCGCGACCCTGCCGAGCCCGCCCGCTGGGGCCTCTCGCGTCATGCTCCAGGCGGAGAGCCAGCACGTCCGCCTTCGCTCTGACGGCACCGATCCGACGGGTAGCGTCGGGACGTTGGTCCTTGTCGGCGCCAGCCCGATCTATGCCTACAGCGCCGCCATCAAGGTGATCCAGACGGCGTCGGGCGCGAAGCTCAACCTGACGTGGCTGCCCTGACATGCCGAGCCTCGCAGAGTTCGACGTACTGACGACGCCGACGCCGGCCACTTCGCCCAGCGCGATCCTCGCCGTCGATGCGGTGCTGTTCTACACCCGCATCGACCCGGTGACGGGCGCCTTCCCAAGCCAGATCACGAGCCAATACGGGCTGGTGATGGCCCAGTTCGGCAAGCAGATCGACTTCGTCATGCGCTCCGGCGTTGCGCGCGGCGATACGGACTATATCGACCGGGCCTTCCTCGCAATCGAGAAGGTTCTGTCGTATCGCAACCCCATGGAATTGCCGGACGAAGACGGCAATCCGAAATATTATGACCGGCCGGATCTGGCGGACGGCGGGATCGGCTCGTTCCCCGCCCTGAAGTTCGGCAGCGAGCGCAACCGCAAGAACTTCCACGACAAGGTCCTGTGCTGCGAGCGTATCGCCAACGGTCTTCTGGTATTCCGCGACAGCGCGTGGAACACCGGAGACCGCGCGACCCGCTACGCTGCCATTCTAGAGCAACTGGAGGAAGTGGCGGACTGGTCGCTGGCAACCTACGAAGCCAGTGCCTTCATGCGCAAGAACCTGATTACCAATCAGGTCATTCGCGGGGCGAGCTGGTATCACAAGGCGGGTCTGCTTTTCTCCAACAGCACGTTCGCAGCGGCGGCCGTGACCTGGCTGACCTCGGTCTTCGCCACCAGGGTCAAGCCGGACGGGAGCTTCGTCGAGGCGGCGCAGCGAAGCGCCGACCAGTTCGACGGCTGGTATCAGGTGCAGAGCCTGGAAATGCTCGCCGAGATGGTGCTGACGCTATCAGACGGCGCCTGGAAGACCACAGTGCAGGGCGTGCTGCGCCACGGCGTCGAGCGGCTTCTGGCGGCATCAATGTTCTGGCCGGACGGGCGCGGCGTGACCGGCGAACTCTACACTGGCTTCTGGTGCCGCTGTAAGGAAATCCTGAGCCAGAAGGCGCGCGAGCCTGGCGCTTTCCCGGCGACCTACGACCGCGATCACATCCCGCACATCCTGCACCTCGCGGCCTATGTGCTGGGCGACACAGGCTGGATGCTGCCGCTCACCTATCTGGCGGACATCGTCATCGGCCACGGCCAGTATCTCAACTCCAAGGAAGGGGCCGATCCGGGCGACGACGGCGAGAACGGCTTCGAGCCTTCGGCCGACGATCCCGCTGACGAAGTGCTGCGCGGCATCCTCGACGGCCAATGTGTCGGCTGGTTCGACTTCGAGGACCTCAAGTTCATGACGGTCACCGATGGAAAGATCGAGTCGATGATCGACCCGATGACTGGCGCGGTGTTCCAGCAGGCCGTCAGCACGAAGCGCCCGACGCTGGCGACGAGCGAGTTCGGGCGGCAGGTCGCGGTGCTCGACGGCGACGACGACTTCCTCGACAACACGGACGGGCATGTGCCCTATGGCTGGCCGCAGACCGGCGCCGGCGGCCTGTTCGCGGTGGTGAGCCAGGAGCGGCTTGCCAGCGTGCTCGGGGCCAACACGATCATCCAGTATGGCGGCACAGGAACCGGCAGCGTGCGGCGCCTCGTGCGGCAGACGACGGGCACCGCCAACACTGCGTCTCATAGCGTCGGCACATCGGGCGGGGCCGTGCAGGCCATCGTAACGAATCCACCCTTCGACGGCTGGCACTTCGTGCATGGCTGGACCGATGGCACGAACACCTATCTGCAGATCGACGACGGTGCGCCGGTTGTCGTGACGGCGACGCTCAGTTTCACCGATCTGCGCGCCCGCCTGTTCGCCAACACCGCCAACACAGCGGCCAACTTCTGGAAGGGCTCGGCAAGCTGCATCGGCGTCTACACCGGCACACTCGATGCCGACCGGCGCGAGGCACTGCGCGTCTGGGCGCTGCCGAGAATGAGCAGCACATGAAGCCGAATTGAGGAGTTCAAGCAGCGGCCCCGGACGATGCGCCACACCGCCCGGAGCCTGACCCCAACGCGGACCAAGGACCCGCACGGAGGCTGAGATGAGCGTAAGCGTGAAAGACGGGGTGAGTCCATGAGCGACGCTCCGAAATTCGAGAACAGGCTATCGATGGGGAACCTGATCACCATGATCACAGGGATCGTCGCGCTCGCCGTCGCCTGGGGGACGCTTCAGTCCGATATCCGCGCGCTCGCCCAGCGTGTCGATAAGGGGGAAACCCGGGACGACAAGGCCGCCGAGACGCTGGACGCCATGAAATCCGCGCTGATCGAGCTTCGCGCCGACAGCAAGGCGACCAAGGCCGAGGTGGAGCGGATGGGCCGCCAGCTTGACCGCATCGTCGACAACCGGGGCAACCAGTCCCCAACCTTCCCGAAAGGAATACCATGAGCGACTATCAGGCAGCGGCCGACCAGATCGGCGCCGAGGTGGCGGCCGTTAAGGCCATCGCAGAGGTTGAGAGCAGCGGGCGCGGCTTTTGGACCGGGCGCCCGATCATCCGACTCGAAGCTCACTGGTTCGGCAAGCTCACTGGCTACCAGTACAACGACAGCCACCCGCATATCTCCTGCCGGTCGTGGACACCGTCGCTGGCCGCGCGCAACCAGGGTGAGGCGTGGCAGCAGTTCGAGGAAGCAGCGGCGCTGGACGAGGGGGCGGCCATCCAGTCGACGAGCTGGGGAGCCTATCAGCTCATGGGCTTCCACTGGCGGACGCTGGGCTACGACAGCCCGCAAGCCATGATGACCGCCATGGGCACGGACGAGGGCCAGCTCGACGCCTTCGTGCGCTTTGTGAAGGCCGACCCGGTGCTGATCGACGCCCTGCGTCGGCATGACTGGCACGCCTTCGCCGCCCGCTACAACGGGCTGGGGCAGGTGGAACGCTATGCCGGCTTGATGGCCGCAGCCTACGAAAGGAACGTCTGATGCCCCTGATCCCCTTGTTGCTCGGCCTCGCGCCGACCGTCGCTTCCTGGATCATGGGCGACAAGACCGGGGCCGCCGTCGAGAAGGTGGCGGGCATCGCCAAGGACATTCTCGGCACGGACGACCCGGGCGGAATCGAGCGCGCCATGGCGACGGACCCGAACATCGCCCTGCAATTCAAGATGGCCGTGCTTCAGGCTGAAGCTGACGCGCGCAACCACGAAGCCCAGATGAGCCGGCAGGCGCTGGAGGAGTTGAACGCCCGCATTGCCGACGTGGCCAGCGCCCGGAGCCAGACGGTAGAGCTGGCGAAGGCCGGTTCCCCGATCGCCTGGGGCTCGTCCATCGTGTCCGTGCTGGCAATCGTGGTGTTCGCCGGATTCGTCTACATGCTGTTCGCGAAGGTGGTTCCCGAGGGCATGAAGGAGGCCCTGCTGCTGCTGGGCGGCTCGGCGGCGACCGGCTACGGCATGGTCCTGTCGTACTGGCTGGGCTCGTCCAGCGGTTCGGCGGCGAAGGATGCGACGCTCAGGCAGGTGGTGGGCAAGTAG